TCAAGAATGACTGCTGTCTGACGCGTTGGTGCCTTGCTCCTTGTCCAGCTGTAACTCCGCATGCATCCGTTCGTGGTTTGCGGCATCTCGCATGTCGCAGGTGGTAAGGAGGATCTGGCTGCTGATCAAGCGCATGTCGGCGCCGGATAACAGATCGGCAACCAGCCGGGTGATCTTGTCGCAGCCGCTGTTTGTCAAATGCGACATGTCTTGAATGCTGATCAGTAGTCCTCGACGAGATTCCATAACTGCTTCCTGTGGCAAGTGTCCTAGTTGTTATAACGGCCGAGTTCGGATCATCCATTCGAATGTGAAATTTCTTTCCCGCGCCGTTGAAACCAGCTTACGGACATCCTCTAAAACGCAACCCCTATCTAGAATGCGGCTTTCCGCGAGGTTGGCATTTTCCCGTTCTGTGGTATGCAGCGCGCATCCGGGCGCGCGATACCGCTCACGTGCAACATATTTCTGTCCGAGCCGGGCAGGTGGCAGGGCTAGATCAGCCCGTCCAAGGCTGAGCGAGGGCAAAGTGTCCATGGCACCTGGAACTTGTGATCAGGCATCTGGCAATGCCACGCCTGCTGATACATGCACCCATCAACGAACTCGACGCCCTCGATAACGAGTGCCAGGGTCGCCATCCCATCCAGCCGCACGTCGTACAGCGGAGGTAGTAGATCCGGCAAGTCGGGAGACGATTTGTAGAGATGCGCGCAGAGCGATTGCCGACCCAGTGGCCCCCACTGGTCGAGGTAGATCTGTACGTCGCCCCTGATGCGCTTGGTGGCGCTCCGATCACGCTCCGATCGCTTAACGCCGCGCTCGTAGACTGGAAGAATTTCAAAATACATGGCCGTGAATACTGGTTATATAACCAGTATTCTGTCAGCGTTATTCCCCATCGTCGAGTCACTTCTGCCAACCCTCGATCACCCTTGTGTGACCTGCCGACATGAATCAAAACAGGCTCAACGTGGTCCCAAGCGGCACGCTTTCCAGCTGTGGAGGCGGCATCGGTGGGAGTGGGCGAGGCGTTCGAACGCGAATTGGCTCGGACTTCATTGCGCCGACGCGCAGCTCCGGTGGAATGGGTGGCGGGTTGCTCGCGGCCGCCAGCGCCGGCCCGTTGTCGTAGGAATGCCAGGCCTCGATCAGGTCCCAGCGTTCAGCGAAATAGGACGGGCGTTCTATGTAGTAGCCTCCCGCGGTGAAGCGCACCCGAATGAGCCCATTGCCTGTTGGTCTGTTGCTGGTGGGATTCCAGGCAACAGGCTCGCTTGGTGCTGGTTCTGGTGCTGCTGCTGGTGGCTGCTCAACTGCCGACCCGGCCTCAAGGGCAGCGAACCGTCGCTGCGCCTGGATGCCATGGGCGATCGCTTTGCCACGCACCAGCAACGCGCCGTACTCGTTCCGGCCGCACGCCGAACAGACCCGGTATTCCAGCACGATGCCCGCCTTGGATCGCTCGGCGCGGGCATCGCGAGTGCTGGCGCCGCAGCTACATTCCACCTTCTGCTCCTTCCGCGCGCTGCCTGCCAACTTTCAGGTCGCCGGCTAGGGCGTGGTAGTTTCTAGCCATGCGCTCGTAGTGGTTCTGCAGGTTGCGCAGCGCTTGGGCGAGCGTTCGGCCGCCGGCGGTGTGCATCCACGGCGACCGAGTGCCATAGCCGGAGCTCTTGGCCTCGTACCATGGCTTACCGCTGTCGGCGTTGTTCTCGCGACGCTCGACCTGGAGCGTCGATAGGCGATTCGATCCGCTCGACTGCGTGCCGGTGGCGGTCAGCGTATGCGCGGGGCTACAGGTGTTGTGGACCACCCACTTGTAGCCAGGCATGCGCTTGGTAAGCTCCTTTCGGAACTCGGCGGCGTTCATACGTCACCGCCTTGAGCGGCCAATGGCTGCAGCTCGTAGCCGCACTTGTAATCCCATTCCTCGGCCCAGTAATCGCCGTCTTGGTCGTACCCCTCACCGTCTATCTCGTCCTCCGGTGGGCGCGCCCGCACGTTGGTCTTTTCACAGGTGTGGCTTATCTCGCCAGCGACGATGTTCTCGACATCCTCATCCCAACCATCGTCGAGGTATTGCGCGATGATGTTCGTCGAGTCGGCATCGCGATCGGCTACCGACCGGTAGTAGGTGAACCCGTCGCCATTCGGGTCGTAGATGAAGTAGCGGAACTCGGCTGAAGGCTTCCAGTCGCGCGCGATGGAGCTCTGCGTTTGGGGGGCAGTCATCACTCACCTCCTTGGGTGGACAGGGCGGCGACTGTCACCGCGGTTCCGATCCGTAGATCAACCCACGGCGCCGGGTCGTTGAGCGCAATATTCACCGTGTTGTGCCCGGCATCGCCTCCGCAGATTCGGCCTGCAAGACCACTCTGCTCCGGCTGCTCAGTGTTGGATTCCAATGCCCTTACGCCCAGCTCCAATGCCTCGCCTCGCGCTTTCTTGATCGGCGCCTCAGCGGCATCGGCCAGCACCTGCGGGTCCTCTCCGCGTTGGTGGAGCATCATGCAGAAATTGGCTACGTCTTCGAACGTGCCTTCGTTGCCCTTGCTCAAGTGCTCAACGAGCATGCGAGCCAGGCGCTTCTCCGGGCATTTGATCCGGTCGAACCAGCCGTCGCGACCCTTGGCGCGAGCTGCGGCCATCTTGGTCTTCATCGCGGCAGCGAATCGGTCAATGGCTCGGTCGTCGAAGTGCTGCGGGGTGGTCTGCGCGACGGGGGCGGCGTTCACCAGCTCGAATTCGTAGATGTAGTCGTCGCAGCTGCAGTCCACGACGTTCGTTTCGCCGACCGGCTGGCAGTCGCATATCAAGTCGCCGAGCTTCTCGAAGAGACTGTCATCCATTCCGTCCGCGATGTCCGATCGAGTGAGCGCGACGGTGTGAGCATCGCCAGTGTCCGGGTGCTTGAGCTGGAATAGCATCACCTCGACCGGCTGCTGCTCGGTCTGCGCCGGGGCTGGTTCTGCCTTCTTTTCCAACTCTTCCAGCCGGGCGATCAGATCTTTGCGCTGATCGGCGATCTCTCCGGCCAGGATCTCGAAGTGTTCGGCCGGCTCCCAAGGGGAAGGGATCACGTTGGTGACCCAGTCGTGCCAGTGCTCGACGCTTTCGCCGCGGGCGATCCTGTCGGCTTTCATCTTCTCGCCTTGCTCGAACAGCTCTTTCGCTTCGAGCTCGGCGTGCTCTTTGCTCAGGCAGGGGTAGACCTCGCCGGGGCCAACACTGTGGATGGCCCACAGTTCCACCTTCGGCTCTGCCAACGCCTGGCGCAGGACGCCGACTTCCTCGCAGGTGGAGAGCGCGATACCTGTGATCGCTGGATGATCCTCGAGCCAGCTAAGGATGCGCTCGGCCATTTGGCGACCCAAGGTGACAACCTCTGCAGCCGGCGCCGGCGGTTCGGACAGAGCTTTGATGATGCGTTCTACGGTGCTGGTGTCGATGGTTTCAGTAGACATAGATCACCTCGCCGCATCAGCGGCATATGTATGCGGTGTGGGATACTGCTGATGCCGCTGGTCAGGCCGGGCATCAGACAGGGACGGGTCGGTCTGGCTGGTGGCTGCTTTTGATGGATGATCGGGCCAGGCACCAACCAGGTCGAAGATTCGGTCGGCCTGAGCCTCGGTCAGGGATACGGTGTTCGGAATGGCTATCCAGCCGGATGCAACCAGGTGCTGCGGATTGCATCCGTCGCACAGGTCGCGGTAGCAGGCTTCGATAACATCGGTCAGGTGCTCGGCGAGGTAGATCCCGTCCGGCGCCGCCTCTGCGCTTTTCATGAAGCGCTGGCCGTTCTGGTCGATGCACAGCGCGGCCAGGTAGATCGACCAGCGATGCGGAACGTCGCAGATGGCATCGGCCAGGGCCTGGCCTGCGGCGATCCGTTTGGCGGACTTCCAATTGACCATGCCCTGCCAGCCGCTGGGGTCGATGTTGACCACGGCGACATGGTTGGCGCGCAGCAGCGACCGGCAGGCGCGCTCGAGGCGCGCACGGCGGTTGTGGGGTTTGCGACTCATGCGGCAGCCGCCTCGACGCGCTTGAACTCGACTACCCAGACCCAGGGGTTTGCGTTCCACGACTCGGCGCCGTAGGCGGAAACCCAAAGCGATCGCCAGGCGTCGAATGGATCGCTCCAGTTTCCCGGGCCTGGCTCGCTTTTGAAGGGGTGGAAGTAGTACTCGCCATCGCCATGGTGGATGCGGTTGATGCCCTCGGCTAGGTAGCGACTCTCAAAGGCAGTCTCCCCTTCACCTTCCTGCAATCGCTCAACGCGCACGCCGGTGATCTCCAGCAAGATGCGCGCCGCCCAGCGGGGCATATGGATGCTGGGGCGCCAGTCGCCTCGCTGAGAGTCATAGAGCGCGATGTACGGGTCGGGCTCGCCAGGGGCTACTTGGATTTCGCGAGCTGCATCGTCGGCCCGATATCGCAGCTCGTACTCACTGTCGTAGCCCTTGTCGGTGCTGCATGCGGCGATCATGTCTATGGACCACGCCTCGCGCACCCATAGCCGGTCGCCTGGCCGGCCGTAGGGGCATGCTCCGAACTCGCCTAGCTCCATTGCGCACTCTTCTTCAGTCTCTCCAAACACACAGAAGCCATATCGGGCGTGACGTTGCCCGACTGCGCTCCAGCGCTGGCGGGTTTCCCCTTGGGATGGATCTTCCTTGGGAATCTGCAGGCCTTTCACCGCACGGCGCGTCACCGTCTTGTGGCCTTCCAAGATGGCGCGAACCATCTCGCCGTTGAACAGAATCGGGCGCTCTTTCATCATCGCTGCTCCGTAAATAGATCAGCACCAGGCTTGCGAGCCCGGCGCAGAGGAAGGTCGTGTATGCGGAAGAAGTCGCGGCGCGCATCCAGCCAGGCCTTGTAGGCCCAGCCGCTGCGCTCGCTGAACGGGTAGCTTTCGTCGATGGCGGTGGCGATCGCGTGGGCGAACTTGCCGTCGGCTTGGGCCTGCTGGTGCACCTGCTGCATGTGCTGCCAGCTGCGGGCGTACCAGGTCATTGCGCTGATTCCTGCTGCGCCACGCTCAGCCCCACCGCCACCTGGCGGACCCAGATCGGCATGTTGTTGAGCATGAAGGTCTCGCCCTGAGCGGCCAGCAGCAGGGTGGTACCCATGACGTGGGCGATCGCTTCGGCGGCTGCTGGCGGCACGGCGTTGCCGATGCGCTCGCTCCAGTCCTTGTCGCTCAGGCCGTCGAGAATCAGCTGCTCTTCCGGCTCGACCAGGCTTTGCAGGGCGGCTTTTTCCAGAGTGGTGAACGGGCGGTGCCAAGTGCCGTCGATGCTGCGGATGATGCAGGTCAGGCGGTCATTGGCTGCTGGAATGCGTGGATCAGCGACGCTGAATCGACCGCTGTCATAGCGCGAGCTGGCGGCGATCGCGCCACAGTTATGATCGAACGGGATAACGCCGTAGTGGCCGCCGGTGAGGTAGTTGTCGCCCTTGCCCCGGTGCAGGATGCGCGGATCTGCTACCGACTGCTGGCCGCCTTGGACACCTTTGCCACCGGCAATGATGGTGCCGGCCGGCTTGTCGAACGGAACCACGCGGTAGTTGCCGCTGTGACGGTTCCAGTTCGGGCGCGGGTCCGCGATCGACAGCGCGCCGCTGGCCACCTGCTGCGAGCCGGTCACGGTGCCGGTGTGGCCTTCCCACTTGCCGACGTGCAGCTTGCGGCTGCTCGCGCCCTTGTGCCAGTTGTGGTACCGGGGATCGGCCACGCTGAAGGTGCCCTGGCCGGGCATGGTCTGCCCGGGGATGGTCGGAGACGAGTCGTCCCAGCGGATGACACCGAACTGCTGGCCGTGATTCCAGTTTGCGGCCTGGCGGTACCGGGGATCGGCGACCGAGAAGGCACCGTTGGTTGGGCTGCTGCGGCCGGCTATGGTGCCGCTGGTATCGTCCCACCCGTGCACGCCGAGGTAGCCGCTGCGGTACTCGGGCACGATGATCAGATCACGAAGGTGTCCATCCTCGATCGCCAGTTCGTTGAGGCTGCGCCAGTCGCTGCCTGCGCGCACCAGGGCGAGGCGCACCCAGGTCTGCCACTGCAGCGAGGGAACGCGGTGCATTGGGCCGGCGGCTTCGATATCTCCCGGCAGCGGCATGCGGCCGAGAATGTCGCCGACCGCGCGCAGGCTCTTCTTCTCCGGCTCGTACAGGAAGGGCGGCACCTTCTCGACGTGGCGGGCGACCAGCAGGAAGCGCTTGCGCGATTGAGCCAGGCCGCCGAGCTCGCCGCAGTCGTGAGTGGTTTCGGCAACGGCGTAGCCGTAGAAACTCAGCAGGCTGTTGATCTGGTCGAGCAGGTGCCGGCCACGGGTGGCCAGTCTTGGTACGTTCTCGAAGACGATCAGCGGAACAGGGTCATCTTTCCAGGCTTCACCCATCAGCCAGATGCAGCGCAAGGTCAGTTCGTTCAGCGCCTGGTACTTCGGGGTTTGTGCCATCTTCTCCGACAGCAGCCCGCTGGCGCCCTTGCACGGGCTGCTGATGAACACGGCATCGGGGCGCTTACCCTGGGCAGCGCGGCGAACGTCTTCGGGTGTGGCCTCTTTCCAACCGGCAGGCGGCTCCTTGCCATGGAAGCGGATGTACTGGTCGCGGGTGAAGAGGTCCAGCAGGGTGCCGGGCACGCCGGCGAGGCGTGAAAAGTCGGCCAAACCGGCCGGGTCCACGTCGATGCCACCCAGGCATTCCCATTCAGCCTGCATGTTGCCGACGATGGGTTTCGCGCGGTTGAAACCCTTGGCACCACCGCCCAGGCCGCAGCAGAAGTGGAAGTGATACAGCGTTTTCTTGAGCATCATGCGGCGGCGTCCTTATACGAACAGCAGCGGCTGCACAGAGCCGTCTGCGTTGATTTGGTCCATGGGGGTGTCGGCGGTTGGCTCGTCGCCACCCCAGCCTTGCGGCCAGGTGCCGGTGGCGATCAGCTCGCGAATGCGGGCCTCTTCCTCGGCGTTGATCAGGTCGATGCGTGGGCGACCGAGGCGATCGGCGGATGCGTTGACTTCGGACTGGATGGCGAGGATGCGATCGAGGCCCATGAGGCGGGCCTCGAACGTCAGTGGCCCCATGCGCTGCGGGTTCGCGGCTGCGCTGCCGTCCTTCAGATACTCGAATCCCGCTTTGCGCAGCCGGTGGCGTGGCTCACGCAGTTCACGCCAGAGCACCCGAATCCCTTTCAGGGGAGCGAGGTACGCCCAGTACGGGTTCAGAAGGATGGTGTCCAGGGCCTTGTCTTCGCTGGCCAACGGGCAGCCAGTGCATCCTGTCCGGGCGTTGATTTCCTCGGCCTCGTCGCCGCCGTAGGCGTCGGCGATCATCGCGGTGGACCAGTCGCCGAACTGAACTTGCGGCGCCCAATGTTTCAGCCATTCCCAAACATGGCAGACGCGCCAATGCAGTAGCGGCGCGAGCGTGGCGAGACGGCCTTTCAGCCCTTTCGCTTCGGGCAATACCTTCTGGTACCAACCCTGGCCGCACTCGGCACCGTCCTTCCCGCAGCTCATCTCGATGCGCTTGTCGCGGATCGCGCTTTCGCCCTGGCGCACACCGGTGATCATCAGGACGCTGCCGTCCAGTTCGGCCAGGCGTGCTTCCAGCGCAGCCTGCATCGGGTCGATCTTGATCTGTCGGGTACACCAGCGCAGCGTGTTGTTGTTCGGCGGCGGTACGCCACGGCCGAGGATGTAGACCATGAAGCGCTTGTCGAGCGGCGCGCGGACCACTTCAATGCGAATGCCACGCTCTTCGAGCTCGTCCATGATCTGCTGTGCAGCGATCGCCAGCGGCGGAAGCTCCTGGCGGGTGTCGGCGTAGAACACCGTCAAGGTCTTCGGCGCCTTTACCTTGCCGGTGTCGATCAACCAGATGATCAGCGTCAGGGTGGCGCTGCTGTCCTTTCCGCCAGACCAGGCGATCCCCCAGTGATCGTGATCGGCGCCGTAGGCCTGCAGGGACTGAATGGTGAGCTCGATGCTCTCGGTCATCTGCAGGCGCTGGGCGCCGGCGGCGAAGATATCGATCTGCGCCGTCATGCCACACCTTCCTGCTGCTCGGCCTCAAGCAGCGAGAAGAGGTCGGGCATGGCCATCTCTTCCTCGACCGACTTGCAGTAGCCGGCACCGTCCAGAAAGTAGCGCGGGTTCAGTTCGTGGGCGCGGGCCTTGCGCTTGAGCTTCAGCGCGCAGTAGGGGACGGTCATGATCCCGCCGAAGGGGTCGAAGACCAGTTCGCCCTCCATCGAGTACTGGACGATGGCGCGATCGACAATGTCGAACTGCAGCGGGCACAGGTGCATTTCCTGGCCCTTGCTGTACTGCTGGGCGTTGAGGGTGCGCATGCGCGCTACGTCGGTCCAGACGTCTGGATGCCAGGACTGCGGCGGCAGCAGCATGAAGCCGGTGGGCAGCTTGCCGGTGACTTCCAGTGATTCGCCGATGGTGACGTGGTGCTCGAAGTCGTAGACGGTGGACAGGCTGTAATCGCGATACAGCTTGAACATGACGTCGTGCGGGATGCCCTCGAAGTCGGCTTCGGTCAGTGGGCGGTTGCCGTTGCTGCGGGTGAAGCCGTGGGCATCCAGCTGCCAGCGCGCGCGGCTGTAGCCGTTGTCGCGGGTGACGGTCAGCTTCTTGTCCATGGCGAAGGGGACGATGTTGCCGTCTTCGTCGATGCACAGGGGCTTGGCCTTGACCACCGGCACGTCGCCGTAGGCGTTGCTGTTGTCGGTCGGCGGCTTGCGGAAGATCAGCAGGTATTCGGGCATGCCGACGCCCATCTTGGTGCCGTCCTTGCACTGCTCGGTCCAGCTCAGGCGATAGGTCTGGGCGTTCTCGCGCACCACGTCGGTGACGATGGTCTTCATGCCCATGTAGCCCCAGCCGTGTTTCTCGAAGTGGTCGCACACCTTTGAGTGGAAGCGGTACACGGTCTGGAAGCCCAAGCCGGTCATGCCCCCGGGCACGATGCGATCTTTGACGTGGATGCAGGCCAGGCGCCCAGGGATGGTTACGCGCAGCAGCTCGGGGATCAGGTAATCCATCTGCTCAAAGAAATGCGCGTTGTCGTCGGTGTGACCGAAGTCGGCGTAGTTCGGCGAGTACTCGTACTGGGTGCTGAACGGGATGCTGGTGACGATCAGACCGACGCTGTTGCTTTCCATGCTGCGGGTTTCGAGCACGGTGTCGTTGTTGACGATGGTGTAATCCTTGCCCTTGATCTCGACACGCTCGACGCCCATGGCGCGGGTGAGCTGTTGAGCCATGGCGGCCACGGACAGGCCGTACTGCTTGATGATCTCGGTCATGCGCTGAACCATGGTGTTGTGCTGCTGCCACTTGCGTTCCAGCTGGCGGCGGATGTCGCGCTCGGCCTCGGTGTAGATGAGGTCGACGCGCACGCGGCCGGGCTGCAGGAAGCGGTGCAGGCGGTGGATGGATTGAATGAAGTCGTTGAACTTGAAGCCGATGCCCAGGTAGATGGCCCAGGAGCAGTGGCGCTGGAAGTTGCAGCCAGACCCCGCGATGACGGGCTTGGCGGCCAGTTCCTGGAACTCGCCATCGCTGAACCGCACGATGGCGCTCTCTCGCTCGTCGAGGTCCTGGCTGCCGTACACGCTGACGGCCGACGGAATGGCGGCCTCGATCGCGTGACGCTCGGCCTCGAGGTCGTGCCAGATGATTCGGTGAGCGCCCGGATCCTCGGCGCGGATTTCCATCATCTTGGCGATGCGTGCAGACAGGCTCTCGCGCTTCTCGGCCGCGGCGTCTTGCACGCCGATGGCGGTGTTGCGCAGCAGGCGACCCTGGCCGTTGCGTTCGTGGCCGGCCTGCGAATGATCGGACGGCACCTCATGCCAGCGGATATCCAGTTCCGGCAGGGCGTAGCCTTCATCGCTGAAACCCAGGTCGCTCGGCCGCTGAACGAAGATCGCCCAGGAGGCGACCCACATCCAGAACTCGCCTTCCTTGTGGGCGTGAATGGTGAGTTGGTCGGCTTTCTCGCTGTTGCGCTTGAAGAAGCGCGTCTTGGCTTGGCCAACATCCATCACACCCAGGAAGGCCGAGTAGGCCAGCAGCTCGATGTATTCGTTCGGGCTCGGGGTAGCCGTGGCCACGTACCGGTACCGGACGCCCTCGCTGCGGATGCCGTTGGCGCGATCGTCGCCGGCGAACAGTGCCATGAACTCGCGGAAGGTCTTCGACCCGCCGAAGCCGCGCAGGCAGCTTGCTTCGTCCAGGCTGGCGACGCTGAACAGCCGAGGGTCGAGCTTGCCGTCGCGAACCGTCTCGTAGTTGGTCAGGTAGATGATGGTCGGATCGTCTACCTCGTCGAAGCGGCGGACGAAGCGCACCGTGATGCCGAGCATTGCCGCGTCGCGGTAGAACTCCTGGCGAACGCCCAGCGGGATGGTGATCAGCGCATAGCCGCCGGCCCGTTCGCGGGTGACGCGCACCGTTTCGAGCTGGATCATGGACTTGCCCAGGCCGAACGCGGCGAAGCAGGCCGCGCGCCCCTGGCGCACCAGCCAGGTGGCGATGGCGCGCTGGTGCGGTTTCAGCAGGGGATGGAAGGCCGAAGGATCAACCTCGAAGCCTTGCGGCTCGGCAAGGCGCACCTTGGCGCGCAGGAACTGCTCGTAGGCGATGGTCATGCCGGCGCTCCTTCGGCGGCAGGTGCGCCGATCTCCACCCAGCCTTCAGGTGTGTGGCGGACGCGGGGCTTCGCTTTTTGGGCGGGCTCGGGCGCCATGGCGAAGGCAGGCACGATGGTGCGCGGGAATTCCATGTCGCGCAGCGGCATGATGAGGGCGAAGAATCGTTCCAGAAGCTCAAAATGCGGGATGCGGGCGATGATGGATGAGTGCTCATCCTGCGCTTCCAGGCGCACCGCGCCGCCCCACTTTTTGTGATTGGGGACCAGGATGCTGGCAGCCTCGTGAAGCTCGGCCAGGTACTTGGGGTTCATCGACGGGAAACGCCCTGGTGTATTGGCGCGCTTTGTCGGGGCGACCCTTCGCCAGTCCGGGTACTTGGCGTCGATCAGGGTGATGCGAGTAGCGTGCAAGGCCATCGGGTTGAACGGATCTTGCGGCGGCTCGGTATCGTCGCAGCCCATCACCACTGCGGAGGTCTTGCTGACCCACAGCTGCTTGGGGGCGGTGAAGGTCAGTTCGTTGCCTTTGGCCTTGCAGGCCGCCACCAGAGAGCGGGGGATGTCGCCGACGATGATCGGCTCTTCGCACCAGCCGTCCGGGTCATGGATGGCGGCCAGGCGGTGACCGTTGGTGGCGACGATGACCGCGCCCAGCTGCGGGTGCGGTTCGATACGAACGCCGTTGAGGTAGTAGCGAACATCATTCTTCGCAGCGTAAAGCTCGATGGCGGCGAAGTACTTCGGATTGACGCGGGCGAGGTAGTTCATGCCGATACCTCCGCCAGGCCACCCGGAAGCTTGGTGTTTGCGTCGCCTTCGAAGATCGGCAGGATCTGGTAATGCACTGACCAGTCTTGAGCCGTGGCTTGGTCGGCCGTCTCCATGAGGTAGTCCGAGGTACGCCAGCCAATAAGGCGCGTCGCTGCATTGACTTGCTGAGGGGATTCCAGCAGCAAGGCCTGACGAGTAGGGCGAGCCAACTTTTCCTCCACGGCCTGGACAATGAAGGTGTTCATGCTGGTGTGGTCTGCCTTGGCCGCGTCTTCGACGCGGGAGCGAACGCCATCGGGCAGGCGGATAACGAACTTGTCTGCGGTGCGGGAATTAGCCATGGCGGATCACCTCGCGCTTGAGCTGGTCGACGAGTTGCGTGGGCAGGTTGCGGATGAGCAGTTGGCCGCGGGCTTCGTCGAACTCGACCTTGTTGCCCAGCAGGTGCGCTTCGAAGCTGATCGACAGGCCTTCGGTGCGGCCGGTGAAGCGGCGGAACTGGTTGAGGGTGCGTTTATCCGGCGGGATCACCGGCGACAGGCCGTAGTCCTTGTTGCGGATGAATTCGTAGAAGGCGCTCGGGCGCTCCTCGTCGAGTAGCGCGGCCAGTTCTTCAAGGCTGATGGGCTCGCCCAGCCTGGCCTGGCTGGCGGCGTAATCGACCAGGGCGCCGGTCTTCTCGCGCGCCTGCTCTTCCGGCAGATCCTCGCTCTCAACGAAATCGCTGAAGGCCTTGAGCAGCGTGCGCGTTTCACCTGGCGCATCGATCCCTTCCTGGCAGCCGATGAAGTCGCGGAAGTAATCGTTGATGCGACGGCCGTTCTTGCCCTTGATGAACGAGATGTACTGGCGCGACTGCTTGTTGTTGCACCATTCGCTGATGTTGATACGCGCGGCCAGCTGCATTTGGCCGAGGTCCAGGTGCTGCGCGGCCACCACATCCAGCGATTCGGTGACGGTCACGCCCTCGCTGTGTTGCAGCAGGGCGATGGCCAGGTAGTCGGTCATGCCCTGCTGGTAGTGCGCGAACAGCACGTGACCACCGGTTGAGAGGTTGGATTCCTCTATCAGCTTCTGCAGGTGCTCGACGGCCTGCCCAGTAAAGCCGGTGAAGTCCTGGGTACCGTCGAGGTAGGCGCGCAGCAAGCCGCTGAACGGGTAGGCGCCGGACTCCTCATGGAACAGGCCCCAGGCCTTGCCCTGCTTGGCGTTGTAGCTCTCGTTGAGATCGGCCAGCAGGTTCTCCAAGGTCTGGGATGCGTCCAGTTCGGAGTCGCGGGTGTGAAGCACGGCGGGCGTGCCGTCGGGCTTCTTGTCGATCAGGTGGATGATGCTGTGACGAATAGGCATGACTGCCTCCTATCTGGGTAAGGTGGTCAGATGCCTTCGGGTACTTCTTCACCGCCCAGCGATTCCAGCAGGGCCGGCACGAACTCGCGGAAGGTGAGCATCATCAGGGTGAAGCTGGCGTCTTGCTGGCTCAGGGCGTCGTCGCTGCCGTCCTGCTCGGCCTGGTCCTGCAGCAGGTTCTCGAAGCGCAGCCCCTTGATGACCAACTTGTCGTCGAGCACGAAGGACAGCTTGTCCTGCCAGGCCAGGGAGACGAGCGTGACGAGCTTGCCGGCTTCGAGGTGCTGCTGGATTTCGTCGCTGGTCAGGTCCTGGTGAGTGGCGGCGATCTTGCCGCCGTCTTCGTGGGTATCGCAGAGCATGGCGCGATCGAGGATGTGGAAGTCCTCGGCGGCCTGCTGGCGCTTCAGCCAGTCGGTGAGGGTGGCGCTGGGAGCGACCTTGACGGTGAGCGGGCGTACCGGTAGCGAGCCGAGCGCTTCGCGCAGGGTGGACAGCAGGTCCTCGGCGCGCTTGTGGCTGGATGAGTCGACGAAGATCAGGCCGCGCTGGGTGTCGATAGCCGCGTAGGTGCGCGATTTGCGTGGGAACGCCCGGGGCAGGAAGGCCTGGATGATCTCGTCCTTGATCTGGTCGCGCTCCTTCTTGAAGACCTTGCGCATCTGCTCGGCTTCGATTTCCTCGACCTTCTCCTTCACGGCATCCTTGATGACGCTGGGAGGCAGGATGCGCTCTTCGCGCTCGGTGGCGATCAGCAGGCAGCCACTGGATGAATGCACGAGCGGGGCGTTTTCGCCTTTGCCGATCGGCGCGACGAAGCCATAGGTGGACAGCTCCTGGCTGGCGCAGGGGCGGGCTGGCTTCTCGCGCAGGGCGTATTCCAGTGGGTGATCGATCAGCCCCTCGCGGTCTTCACGGGTGCTGAGTAGAGCGCGCTCGATCAGGGCGGCGACTTCTTGGGTGAGGCGGTAAATCAGCAGATTGCGGAACCACATGGTGATGCTCCTTATGTAGAAGGTCAGGCGCGGCAGCGGCCGTCGTCGCGCAGTTCGATGCCGTGCTGGGCGGCGATCTGCTCGACGATTACGGTGTTCAGGCGGATGCCCTGGGCTTTCAGGGCCTGGTAGATCTCGTACGGGGTGCGGCGAATCGGGCCGAGGTCGGTCTGGACCAGGGCCAGCTCTGCGATGCGCTCGGCCAGTTCCAGCCGCTGCCGCTGGTACTCGCGACGTGCTCGCTTGTTGCGGCTGATGCTGGTGTTCCAGCTGGTGGGCACGATCGGCGCCCGCTCGGTGTGCGGTACCCGCTCGATCTTTCCGCCACTGGCGAGGAAGGCTGCGACCTGAAGCAGCAGGCCGCGGCGCTCGTCCTCGCGAGCCGGTGGTGTGGGCAGGTTGAGTGTTGTCAGGTGGTGCATGGCTCAGGCCTCCGCTACCGCGGTGGCCGGCTGTACGCCGGGCATGGTCACGCCCTGCAGGGCGAAGTAGATGCGGGCACAGGCCTGGGCGTCGGCCATGGCGCGGTGGGCTTCTTCCAGCTCTTCACCGGTGTAGAAGCGATAGGCCTCGCCGAGGGTGGGCAGCTTGTTGCTGGCCAGGCCGACCTTGCCGCGGGTCTCGTAGCAGGTGCAGACCTTCTGGGTGGTGGTCTTGAAGCTGTCGGCCAGGTCCTTGCTGTGGTAGCGCGCCATGGCGATGCGGATGATCCGGTCGTCGAAGGTGGCGTTGTGGGCGACGCGGATGCTGGCGCGGGCGTGGATGGCCAGGAAACCTTCCAGTGCCTCGGCCTCGCTGATACCGACGTCCATGGCCATCTCGTGAGTGATGCCGTGGATGCGCGATATCTCTTCGGGGATGGTCCAGCCGTCCGGGCGGACGATGGCCTTGTAGCTGTCGAGCACGGCGCCTTGCTCGTTGTGCAGGATGGCGGCGATCTCGACGAGGTGCGGCTGGTGCTCGGACTCGCTGGGTGATTTCCAGTCGGGGAGGCCGGTGGTTTCTGTGTCGAATACGTTGATCAGCTTGGACATTTCTCTTTCCTCGGGCAAAAGGAGCCCCAACCCACGCCGGAAGGCCGGCGCGGCGGGTGTTTCAGGGGCGGTTTAGGCGGCTGCGGAGATCGGCTCGGCGATCACGCCGGGGATATCCAGGCCTTGGCGCAGCGTGTCGGCCAGTGCGTCAAGCGCTGCCTGGTCAACGATCAACAGGTCGTCGCTGGCCAAGCCGGCGGCGATCGCACCGATCAGGGCGCGCTTGTTGGTGACGCGGGCGTGCCAGTGACGGTTGTCGATCGGCTGTGGCTTGGCGGTCGGCAGTGGTTCGAGTTGAGCGGCGGTCGGCTCAGAACTGGCAACGGGCTGCTCCGGCGTGGCCGATACCGGCTCTACGGGCTGGAGCGCGGCGCGGGCTTGAGCAAGCTCATCCTGCAAGCGGCGATTCTCGGCCTGTTGCTCTTCCAGCTTACGGTTCTGTTCGGCCAGGGCAGTTTCGGCCTTCTTGCGCTCGGCTTCGGCGGCCTCGAATGCGAGGCGGTCGGTGAGCATCTGCGTCAGTTCGTCCAGCGCGTTCTGGCGGGCCTCTACCGCTTCCTTGGTCAGGTCGAAGTAGTCATGGGTGGCGTCGATTTCGCCGACACGGTCGATCATGGCGCTGATCTCGTCGCTGGACTTGCCGCGCACCTGGCCGGGCATGGCCACGATGGCATCGACCTTCTGCTGCAAGCGGGCAATACGCTCCTGGCGTTCGCGCTCGATGCGATCGTCGACTTCTTGCTTGGCGGCCTTCATGGGTTTTTCCAGGCTGACGAGCTCTTCGGTGATGCGCTTGGCTTCGGCATCAAGGATGCGGCCGGCTTGCAGGTGGGGCTCTTTCTCCCGCTTGCGTGCGGCTTCCAGGCTGGTGCGCAGACCGGTCAGTTCCTTGATGCCGGCCTTGACCCAGGCATAGCCTTCCTCGGTGTTGGCGTCCGGTACCACCTGGTATTTGGCGCGAAGTGCGGCCAGGGCGGCGTTTGTCTGGCTGTACTCGGCGACCTCGACGGTACCGCGCTCCAGGTCTACGTTCTTCAGGTTGGTCATGATGGCTATTCCTTTGTTGTGGCAGGTTGCAGGGCGGCTTGGCGCGCGGCGGCCGCCTCGTTGATTCGGGCTTCGATGTTGTCGGGGCTGATCTCGACGACCACGGCTTTGGCGCGGGCGGTTTGCGCGATCTGCTTGCGCATCAGCTCCAGGGCACGCTCGTTGGGGCAGGCCTCGAGGGCGCTGATCTGGCTGCGGAGCCAGTCGGCGAATTCGCCCTTGGCTTCGGTCATGACGGCGACGGAGCCGGTTTCGCCGGCCTCGTCGAGACGCTTTTTCAGCTCCAGCCCTTGCAGGTAGGTTTCGTCCTCGAACATGCCGAGGTACACATCGGCGCAGAAGCCGAGCATGGACAGGCATTTCTTGATGGCGTCGGTGAGGCTCTTCTTCGGTGCGTCGAAGTCGGTGTATGCGCCCCACGAGCATTTGCGGACGTAGGGGGTATGGCCGAAGTGAGTCAGGGTGTTGCGCTTGCCACCATGCACGTACCAGAACTTGATCTGCATGGTGTGCATCTTCTCGTGGTCGATGACGGCGCCATCCTTGCCCAGGATAGGAGCGCCTTGGTCGTAGCGATCGACCAGCACTTCGTAGCCCCAGCCTTTGCCGATCGGGCCGAACAGTTCGGTAGCGCGTTGCACCATGTACAGGCCGTTGATGGACGTGACAGTGCGCCCATCGAAGTCGTCGGTCTTGGTGAAGTCCTTATCGGTCGTCTTCACCTGGTCCCAGATGGCCATCTTCGAATTCGGTTTATCAGCCATTTTTTCGTTCTCCTTGCTCTGGCTGCTGCGCTGCGGGCTCCTTGATGGCTTCCACCCAGGCCGTTACCTCAACCAGAGAGAAACCGGCAGCGGCGCTGCGGGCGGCTGATTCGCTGAGCTTCACCTGCTTGGGAAAGGTGCCTGCAGCGATGCGCCGGTAGATGGTTGGCCGCGACAGGCCGGTGATCTTCACCACTTCGGGGAAGCGGATGATTCGGTCGCCTGCGGCTTGTGTTGTGTTGGGCATGGGAACTCCGATCAGCCGTACTGGATGGCGCTAGCAATGAGCACAACGCCGAAAATAACGACCCAGAAGAGCAGGCTCTGGGCGAATGCCTTGGCCTTCATGGCTGCACCTGGTGTTCGATGCACAGCAGCTGCTGGATCTGCTGGGTGAAACGGTTGGCCTGTAGCTGCGCATCGGCCAGCACCTGGGTGCGGGCTTTTTCCAGAGCCGCCAGTTCGGCCTTGATCAGGTCGCAGGTGGGGACCTTGACGGTCACCTCGGTGGAACCCAGCACGATGTAGCCGCCGAAGTTCTCCCCCTCGGTTGGGTCAAAGGAGAGCAGGGTCAGGTCATACGCTTTCTCGGGGACGTGCCGGCGAGTGGCGCAGATGAACATCGTTTGGGTAAGGGTGTTAGGCAGGGCTTTCATGCCGGTACCTCGCAGGTGATGAACCAGGTGCCGCGGTAGCGGACCGTGCGTTTGATCTGGCTGGCGTCGGTGAGGCCACCCGCGACTGCACGCTGGAAGGCGTCTGTGAACCGGCGACCGGTGAAGGGCTTAAGCACGGCGGGCCTCCAGTGCACGTTCAATCAGGGTGGCGGCTGTGCTTATGAGCTGGGGTTCGAAGCGCTCGGCCAGCTTCTGTGCCGCCGCGTGATTGCCGCGCAGGGCTGCCAGCAGCACCTGCAGCAATGGGTAGCTGTCGTCGTCGGCGTCGAGCACCGACTCCATTGCGGTTGCGGCGTAACCGGGGCGAGCGGCCGAGCGAGGGGCGCAGAAGGGCACCAACTCAGCATCCTGGCCGGCAAGCAGGAGACCCACTTGCGCCTCGAGGTAGGCGCAGCGGCCGTCATCCTCCGCCGGGAGGGCGTTGTCCCATTTGAACTGGGCGGCCTGAAGGGCGGCGGAGGAATTAAGCACAGCTGACCACCTCGCTGTGTGTTCGCAGGTCGGCGATACGCCGCACGGCTTCCGCCTCGCAGAATGGGCGCATCGCATCGCCGAGCAGCGCATCCAGCTGCTCCAGAGCCTGTTGCAGCAGGCCGGCATCCTTGTGGATGCGTGCCAGGCACAGGGCATAGGCGAAATCGCTATCGAGGGCGCCGGCGCAGTGGCTGGCGTAGGCGTTGCTGGTTGCCGGCTCGCCTTGCTGGAGATCGGTAAGGATCAGTTGCTGCTGGCGTTCCAGAGCGATTTCGTCGCCCGCATGGGTGGCGGCTACTTGAGTGCCTGTGTTGTTGAGCATGGGGTGTGTCACATTCAATCCCGCCCTAAATTCTGTTCATTAAGCAGATTTGTGGTTTGCATTATGAGCAGGGATTAATCTGTGTCAATAGCAGAAAATAAAAAATAGGCGCAGAAAAAAGCCCGCGCATGGGCGGGCTTCAGATCGAAGTGTTGGGGGGTTAGATCAGTGGTTCGTGTTTGGCGATGGCGACGCCGCAGATTTCAGCATCGCCATCAATGCGGAAGATCCTGTTCGGCCAGGAGGGGTTCAGGGCCATCAGGAACTTCTGATCATCCTCGATAAGCAACTGCTTAAACGTTGCTTCCTGAGTCTCTACAAGCTTGGCCACGACAAGAGATCGATGAAGGGCGCCGCGATCAGGATCGACGAAGATGATGTCGCCGTCGTTGAATGAGTGGCGCTCGGTGGGGTTGTACATCGACAGGCCGCGGACACGCAGCGCAAAAGTGCGCGGGCCATGGGTTACGGGGCATGGAAGCCATTGCTCTGCATCACCGACAGCATAGATGTCGGATACTTCGCTCCAGCAGCCAGCCTGTACCCAGGAGATCAAGGGAACCACGCCCTTGATGCGCAGAGCATCGCCCACGTTCGCATCGGGTATAGGGAGGCCAGTCAGGGATATATCCAGAAGCTGCAAAATTCTTTCCAGCAGCTCTTTGTTGGCGCCCTGCATATCTCGCTCCAGCCGAGACAGGTTGCCGGTATCCGTGCCTGCCTCATGGGCAAGCCTCTCCAGCGTCCATTTCTTGGCTTTGCGTGCCGCTCTGATAGTCGCTCCGATTCTCATGTGCTGATTTTCCGCTCCTTCGGCGCAGCGCACAAAGCTTGCTGCGCAGAATCTGCTTGCTTATAAATCTGCTTATTGAGCAGAATAGAGAAGAAACCATGTATGGAGGTGCTACATGTCGCCGTTAAGAAAGGCGCGCAAACAGCGGGGTTGGAGGCTTCAGCACGTTATCGACCGCCTGCGTGCAATGAATTGCAGTCTGGATACGGGGAATCTCTCGCGTATCGAGCGCGGCAAACAAACTCCGTCGCCGGTTACGGCAGAAAAGCTGTGCCTGGTTTTCGGCGGCGAGCTGACCGAGATCCAGATCTTGTACCCGGAGCGCTTTGCCGAAGAGCAGGCCGAAGCTGGTGCAGACGAGACACCTCATGCAGGCACAGAGCGCCGCCGCCATCGCGGCCGTCGCGCCACTGACCTCGATCCCGAACAAGCCCTGCAGGTGAAGGCGGAAGCCGAAGCCCTGGCCAGCGGGATCGCAACCCTTGTGCGGCATGTTCCATTGCCGCTGCGGTAAGCCTGCGTGAGAAGAGGAAAGCTGCATGTTCATCCCTGCAAAAGAAAACGAGATCAAGGCGCGCTTCGACGACGAAACCTACGAAGAGCTGATGGCTGCCTGCCGAAAGTACCGGGTGCGCCGTGCAGTGCTGGTGCGCCAGATCGTCGAGGCGTGGCTGGCTGAGCACGAAGAGAAGGCTACCGCCCCCGGGCGGGTGGCATGAAGGCCCTCGGGAGGCCCTGTTGATGAACAGCACAACACGAACACAGACGGTCGATGACCGCGAACTGGTGGTGCGCCAGGCCATCCGCGACATGGCGCCGGCGGCACTGGCCCGCCTGGACCGATATGCGGCAGCACACCAGCTGACACGCGAACAGGCGGTGGTGCGGGTGGTTGGTTTGGCCGTTCGGGCTGAGGTGGATTGATGACCATTGAAGTGCAGGGCAGGCCGGCGCCGTTGGTGGCGGCCGAGGTTGACCTGCGCGGGTTGCCGTTCATGCCGCTGGAGGTCAATCGGCTGCGTGACAGCGACCTGGCCATTGAGGCGAGCGGGGAGGAGTTTCGCGCTGCGGTGCTGCTGTGGTGCGCGTCGTGGAACCAGGTTCCGGCCGGATCGCTGCCGAATGCAGAGCAATCACTGGCTGCATATGCCGGCTACGGGCGGGACGTGAAGAGCTGGCGCAAGGTGCGCGACGGTGCGCTGCGCGGTTTTGTGGAGTGCGCTGATGGACGTCTTTATCACCCGGTAGTTGCCGAGAAGGCCGCCGAGGCCTGGGCGCAACGTGTGGATCACCGTGAAGGAAAGGCGAATGAGTTGGCGCGCAAGCAGCGTGAACGCGAGGAGCGCAAGCAGATGTTCGCATTGCTGCGCGAGGCCGGTCACGCGCTGGAGTGGAATACGCCGACCAGGGTTCTGCGTGACAGGGTGGCAGAGCTGGAGCGTGACGGGGCCGTGACAAGTCACGCACCTGTCACGGTGACAGGTCACGCACCTGACACGGCTAAGAGAGGGACAGGGAAGGGAGAGGGAGAGGGAACCCCCCATAACCCCCCTTCGGACGGGGAGCGTGACAGGTCACCGCCGAACAGCGCTCCGCCGGCGAGCAAGTCGCAGCGATCGAAACCCAAGCGTGCCTTGCCGGTGCCGTTCGTGCAGACGCCGGAGATGCTGGCGTGGGCAGCGGAGAAGGCGCCGGCGGTAAACCTCGATCGGGAGACCGAGCGCTTCATCGACTACTGGACCGGGCAGGGCTCGACCAAGGCGGATTGGCCGGCGACCTGGCGCAACTGGATGCTGCGCGCCCAGGACGATCTGGAGCGGCGCGGGCTGGCCACGCCGGTGGCGAAAGACCCGAACGACACGAGCTGGATTAACGAGGACGACGGGCTATGAAGACCGCGACCGACCTGATCAAGACGCTGCCGAACCTGCCTGCCGAGCCTGTGCAGGACAACCGTGCCCGCAAGCCAGGCGCGGAGACGGCGCGGATCGTAAACACGCTTTTCGATGAATTGCGCTCGATCTTCCCGGCCTGGCGCCAGGCCTGGCCGAACGACGCGGCCGAGGCGCGTGCCAAGCGCACCTGGGTGAAGGGCTTCATGAAGGCCGGGGTAACCACGGTGGAGCAGCTGCGATACGGCATCGAGGCGTGCCGGCTGATGGATACGGACTTTGCGCCGAGTGTTGGCAAGTTCGTGAAGTTGTGCGTGCCGAGCGCCGAGGACTTGGGCTTGCCCGGCGACGAGTCGGCCTGGCGAGAGGTGGTGCGCCATTGCGCCAACCCCGGCCATCACCGCTGGAGCCACGAGGCCGTGCGCCTGGCTGGCAGCTCGGTGGGTTGGTTCAACCTGCGTTGCAGCAGCATCCCCGAGGAGACGCTGCGCAAGCGCTTCGAGCACGCCTATTTCCAGCTACGGCGCCGGGCATCCATGGGGCTGCCGCTGGAGGAGCCTCGCCAGGGCATCGAGGACCAGAGCGAAGGCCGTGAGCTGACCGTCGAGCAGGCCGACCGCCGCGGCGAACAGATTGTGCAGCGCCTGATGCGTGCGCAGGGGCTGGCCGGCATGACCGGCGAGCAAGCCCGGTTGCAGTTGCTGCACCGGTTGAGGATTTCACGGGAACAGTCCCGTACGGGGGAGACAACATGATCGACGCAAGGGCAAACCTGCTGACGATGGTTGCGCTGGGCATCCTGCGCAACTGGTACCGCTCCTGGGAGCAGTTTCACGCGCATGCGCATGGGGATGTGCGGCGCGGATCTCTGGTGGCGAAGGCGTACGGCCTGATCAACCACGACCGAGTGCTGAATGGGGAGGTGCGCCATGGCTGAAGCCGCGACAGTGCAGCGGCCCGAGACGGCCGAGCAGAAGGCGAAGCGGCGCAAGCGTGCCGCGCGCCCGGTGTACATGGAGTGGCGACCTATGGTGGACCAGCAGACCGGTGAAGTACGGCTCGCGCTGGTGGCCGAGAGCGGTATCGATCGCTTCCTGTTGAAGGAGCGCGGATACCGGCCAGGCGACCAGGTGCGGGCAGAGATCAAGAAGCCGCGCAACGTGAAGATTCATCGCCTGGTGCATGCGCTGGGCAAGCTGGTCTGCCAGAGCATCGACAAGTTCCAGGGCATGGATGCGCACAGTGCGATCAAGAAGCTGCAGTTCGATGCGGGCGTGTGTTGCACCTTCGAGGCGTTCGATATTCCAGACCTTGGGCGCGTGACACGCCGCATCCCCGAAAGCCTGGCCTTCGACGAAATGGACGAGACGCGGTTTCGTGAGTTCTGGAGCGGGATCTGCCAGCACCTGATCGCTGAATACTGGCACGGCCTGAGCGAAGAGCAGGTCGAGGAGATGATCGATCTGATGCCGCAGGAGGGTTCGTGATGGCCGAGAAAGCATGGGGGCACGATGAGTTGGCCCACGACCTCGCCCAGCACCTACGGATGAACCCGGAGCATGTGGTGTGGGAAAACATGCAGATGGGGCCGTCCGGCTCCATCCGCCCTGACGTTTACCTGCTGAAGAAGCGCTATTCGACGTTCGCCCCGGTTACCTACGAGGTGAAGGTCAGCGTCAGTGATTTCCGCAGCGATGTGACCTCGGGGAAGTGGCAGGGCTACATGAACTTCTCCAGCGCGGTGGTCTTCGCGGTGCCGGCTGGCCTGGTCAGCAAGGCCGATATTCCCGCGGGTTGCGGGCTGATCGTTCGGCATGCCGAGGTGTGGCGCATGGTGAAGAAGCCGACGATGCAGCACATCGAGACGCTGCCACGCGAGACGTGGTTGAAGCTGGTGATCGATGGCATCGACCGGGCGATCGCGCAACGTGACGAGGTGAGGGTGCGCCATGCGCCCCATCCTTGGAGTGTTCAGCAGGTGATCAGGAAGAAGACCGGCGACCAGATCGCCGAATTGGTGAGCAGGGCCATGAAGGCGCAGGCCAGCGTCGAGCACGCTATCCAGCAGGCAGAGGAGCAGCGACAGGAGATTGCCAGCGGCGCCCATCGGGAATTGCAGTGGGCGCGAGAGCGGGTCGAGCGAGAGTCCGCTTACCTATCGGCGGAGTTGCGGGAGTTGGCCGATGCGTTAGGCCTCGAGCATGGAGCGAAAGTCTCCGATCTTACCAGTGCGGTGCGCCGAGCCGTGCGGCGCCTGGCAGCGGATGCGGAGATTCAGCGCCTGCGCAACCTGTTCGAGCGGATCCAGTCGGCCACTGCTGATGGCGTGTTACCACTGCCGGGCGAGCAGCTGCAGGGGGTGGTCTGATGAAGGGGCGCAATCCGTCTGCTTCCGACAAGCGCTTTCACAGCCAACTTGCTGCGCTGGGCTGCATCGCCTGTCGCATAGACGGGCATTCCAACCCGGTGGTGAGCATCCATCACATTGATGGTCGCACCAAGCCCGGCGCGCACAAGCTGGTTTTACCGCTGTGCGCGGGCCACCACCAGGATGGCACTGGCATTCCCGGCCTGATCGCAGTGCATCCGTGGAAGCGGCGCTTCGAAGATCGGTATGGGCGTCAGGAGGACCTGTTGGCCATGTGCATGGAGCTGCTGAAGCTCAAGGGGGCCGCATGATCCTCGGTATCGATCCTGGGTTATCCGGCTGCCTGGTGGTGCTGGAGCCGAACATGGCCTACCTGCGCCATTTGCACATGCCGACGATGAAGCTCGCCAGCAAGAACCGGGTGAATGGCGCGGCGCTTGCCGCCTTCCTGCGCGAGCACCCGGTTCGCCATGCCTACCTCGAGCAGGTGGGCGCAATGCCTGGTGGTGGCGAACGGAAGATGGGCGCCGCATCAGCGTTCTCTTTCGGCCATTCGGCCGGCGGCGTGGAGATGGCGCTGCAAGTGCTGGGCATCCCTTACACGCTGGTGACACCGCAAGTCTGGAAGAAGCGCGCCGGCCTGCAGGGCAAGGAAAAGGATGCGGCCAGGGCGAGGGCGATACAGCTCTATCCCGGTGTGCGTGATCTCGACCTGAAAGGGAAGGGCCAGGCGCTGGCGGACGCGATGCTGATTGCCCGGTACGGGAGCGGTGCATGAACACGCTTGCATTGATTGATGGCGGGGGAGAGCGCGAGATGCAGAACACGATCTGCGGGGCAAGCACGCTGGTGACATTCGACGGAGAGGAGAGGTCGGCGCTCGAATGGGCAAAGAAGCGCGGTTTGAAATGGCAAACGGTGCGGATGCGCCGTTATCGAGGAGCATCGTGGGAGGAAGCGTTGCGGCCTGGTTTGCGGCGCACGCCGTGGATGGCGGGGTGGGCGATGTCCGCAACCGCAGCTGGCGAGCGTTGCCGCGCCTGAAATTTACTTGCCAGCCAAGGTCAGTCACATAGCGTCGCGCTCATTCAGTCATGAGCGGACGTTGATGGCATGGCCAATCGTACAGAGCTGACCGTCGAGGTAGTGGGCGCCTCGGTAGGCAACAAGATGATGGGGGTCGGCGCCGGTACCGGCGTCGTAGCCTGGCTGGCGTCGGTGAACTGGCTGGGGTTGGCCGGTGTGCTGGTTGCAGTGCTGGGCCTTGTGGCGAATGTCTGGTTTCAGCACCGCCGCGATCGACGTGAGGCGGCCGAGAGCGCAGCGCGCATCGCTGCCATGCAGGATCGGTGCGGGCTATGAGCAATACACGGCCCAGACAGCTGGTGGCGGCGCTTACCCTGAGCGCCGCTGGCTTTGCGGCCTGGATGGGTAGCGAGGGATTCACCAGCACAGCGATCATTCCCACCCAGGGCGACGTGCCCACCATCGGCTACGGTTCGACCCGCTATGAAGACGGCACGCCCGTCACCCTCAAGGATCCGGCCATCACGCCGCAACGCGCCGAGCAGCTGGCGCGCAATCTGCACAGCGAGGAGGAGCAGCGCTTCAGGGCTTCGATCCCAGGCGTTGAGCTCTTCCAGGAAGAATACGATCTGTACCTCGACTTCACGGGGCAGTACGGCATTGGTAACTGGCGCAGCTCCAGCATGCGCCGACACCTGCTGGCCGGTGAGTATGTCGCCGCATGCCACGCACTGCTGCGATTCAGACACGCCGGCGGTTACGACTGCTCGACGCGCATCAACGGCCAGCCGAACCGCCGCTGCTGGGGTGTGTGGGAGCGCCAGATGAAGCGGCACGCGCAATGCCTGGCGGTGCAGCCATGACCCGCTATCTGATCGCCGGCCTGGCGTTGGCATTGGTCCTCGCACTATGGCGCGTCGACCACGTCACTGCTGACCGTGCCACGGCCGTTGCGCAGCGTGATGCGGCGGTAGCGGCTGTTGCGTCACTGCGTGCAACGCTGCGCTTGCAGCGGGCTCTGGCGGCCGATCTGGTCGCCATCGAAACCACCCACCTGATGGAGAAGCGAGATGCTGAAGACGAGGCGGAACGCCTGCGCCGCTGCCTGGCTGATGGCTCTTGCGGGTTGCGCGTCGCCGCCACCTGCGTGCGAGTGGACGGACCCGCCACCGCTACCGGCGAGCCTGATGCTGGAACCCCAGAACCTACAGCCGCTGCTCGACGAGCTTATCCAGCCCTCGTCGCAGGGCTCCAGCAACAGCGAGCGCAAATAGTCGGCTTGCAGCAGGCGCTTACCGCGCTGCACAGCGAATGCCGCATTGGCGGTCAGCGGTGAGTGGTCTGCTACAGCAGCGGCGAAAAACACCACGCCACGATCGGCAGACCCAGCGCCAGGATCAGCAGCGTCCGCGGGCTGAGCAGTATGTGCCGATACTCGTATACCGCCCAGGCTGTGAGGATTGAAATCAGGACAGTTTCCATAGGGTGCTCCAGATAGTGAATGGAGCCCCCTATTAACCACATACCGAAGCCGATTTGGCGCGGATTAATACCAGATTGTTGTCAGTTTAACGGGGTGCCCGACTGCAACCATCCGGAAGAACGCCAGGGCTCACGGATCGGTAACATCGACCTTGCCGCCAGGAATGTCGGTCCAGCAGCTGCTGATGTTTTTCTTGTCGCAGGAGGCCGCGGTCTTCGGTCCGAGGAGCTGGAGTGTCTTTTCCAGGTTCTTGGGCGTGACGCGTTCACCGCGTGGCTTGTTGTCCCGCCAGCCACAGAAGTAGATTTTGTGGGCCTCTTCCACGTTGCGGCGAACCCTGGCTATGTCGTGAGGCTCTGCCTTCTGAGCCGGATTCGCATGGGCGGGAATATGGTTGTTGAAGTCCTGAAGGAAGCCGCCGGGGGAGAATCGGTTGTTCGGGTCGAATTCCAGACGGAGCAGGCTACAAAGGTTTGCGAAATCAGGCTTGTCCAATTGCGGGTGCACCACACGAAAGCCGGCCTGGACTTTGAACTCGAAAGAGAGGGTATGACCCTTGGCGCCGAACAGCAGGGCGAAGGGGCTTTCATCGACGAGGAACATCACATCGAAGTTGGCTGGCCCTCGCTGATAGTTGAACCGGTACCGGCTGATACCTTGAGCGCGCATGCTGTTGTACAGGTTCCGTAGACCGTCCAGCACCACCACTGCCATTGCTCATCTCCATTGCTCAGTGAGCCATCACCTTGCCAGCCTTTCTGGCGATAGGGAAGTGAGGCACACAGCCGCTGCGCCAAGGGTACAGCCAAGGCGCATACACCGCTGATTGCGTTGCCGTCGCAGTCACATAGCGTCCCGGTCATCGACTCCCGTAGAGCTGTACCGATGACCGAGAAGACCCCTACCACGAAGCCACGTAAGCCAGCGCCGAAGAAGTCGGCGGCCAAGTCTGCGCGTGCGCCTGGTAGGCCGACCGTATACAGCGAACAGAAGGCGATGAAGCTGTGCGCATACTTGGCGGACGGTATGAGCTTGAGCCGTGCCTGCAAGATGCCAGGCATGCCCAGTTCGACAACGGTGCTCAGGTGGCTGGCTGACGACACACACCCTCAGTTTCGGGACCAGTACGCGTGCGCGCGCGAGGCACAGGCCGATCTACTCGCCGAACAGATCCTGGAGATCGCCGACGACGGTACCAACGACACCTACAAGGACGATGACGGCAACACGCACGTAGACCATGACCACATAGCTCGATCGCGGCTGCGTGTGGATGCACGCAAGTGGCTGGCATCGAAGATGGCGCCGAAGAAGTACGGGGACAAGATTCAGGCTGAGCACACCGGCGCCAACGGTGGAGCGATTCAGGTTGCAAGCACTGTGCAGTTCGTCATGCCGCCCGAGCGATCGGAGGATGACGAGTAGTGACCGCCTTCGCCCAGCCGATCAACCTTAACCTGACGCTGCCCTTCAAGCTGGCGCCGCTCTATGAGCCGTGCCGGTACAAGGTGATGCATGGCGGCCGAGGTGGCGGCAAGTCGCATGGCGTCGCCCAGGTGCTGCTGGAGATGGGTACGCGCGCACCGCTGAGGATCCTGTGTGCACGGGAGATTCAGAAGTCGATGCGCGACTCGGTGCATCGGCTGCTGAAGGACTACGTGGTCCGGCTCGGCCTGACGGAGTTCTACGAGGTTCTGGACAACGAGATCCGCGGCGCGAACGGCACGCTGTTCCTGTTCAGCGGACTGCAGTCGCATACCGTCGATTCGATCAAGTCGTTCGAGGGCGTGGATATCGTGTGGGTCGAAGAGGCCCACGGTGTCAGCAAGAAGAGCTGGGACGTGCTGATACCGACCATCCGCAAGGAAGGCTCGGAAATCTGGCTGACGCTCAACCCGGACATGGAGACGGACGAGACCTACGCCCGCTTCATCGCGACACCCAGTGATGATACCTGGGTTTGCCAGATCAATTGGCGCGACAACCCGTGGTTCCCGGAGGTGCTCAACCAGGAGCGGTTGAAGGCCAAGCGATCGATGTCGAAGGAGGACTACGAGCACATCTGGGAAGGCAAGCCGCGGCGCGTGGCCGAAGGCGCGATCTACCGTTACGAGATCGAAGCGCTGTACGAAGACAAGCGCGCCACCCGTGTGCCGTACGACCCGACGCTGCCGGTGCATACCGTGTGGGACCTGGGCTGGAACGATGCGATGACCATCACCATGGTGCAACGCGGTCCGCAGGACGTGCGCATCATCGACTACATCGAGGACAGCCATCGCACGCTCGATTGGTATGTCGCACAGCTTGAGAAGCGCCCCTATCGCTGGGGCACCGACTTCTTGCCCCACGATGGTCGAACCCGCAACTTCCAGACCGGAAAAAGCACCGAGGAACAGTTGCGCGCAATGGGCCGCAAGAAGGTCATGGTACTCGCCCAAACCAGCGTCGAGGAAGGCATCAAGGCAGCACGGTTGCTGTTCCCGCGCTGCTACTTCGACGCGACCAAGACCGCGCGCCTGCTGGAATGCCTGAAGCGCTACCGCCGCGACATTCACAGCAAGACCGGCGAAGCCACGGCGCCACTACACGATGAGTTCAGCCACGGCGCTGACAACTTCCGGTACATCGGCCAGGCCGTCAACCGGATGAAAAACGATGACGCCACCCAATACGACGAAGCCCCGCCACCCGACTGGCGCACTTGAGGACGACCATGGACGCCACCAACACGCTACAGCCCCAAGCCGAGCAGCCAGCCGATGAATTGGCGCTGAGCCTGCACGAATACACCGAGTTCATGGAAGAGATCGAGGAGCAGCCGAGCTGGCGGCACACGGCCGACAAGGAAATGGACTATGCCGATGGCAACCAGCTCGATACCGAACTGCTGAAGCGGCAGCAGGAGCTGGGCATTCCGCCGGCGGTGGAGGATCTGATCGGGCCGGCGCTGCTGTCGATCCAGGGTTACGAGGCGACTATTCGCACCGATTGGCGAGTGACGGCCGATGGCGGTACCGGCGGGCAGGACGTGGCCGATGCGCTGAACTACCGGCTCAACCAGGCGGAGCGCAAGAGCAAGGCCGATCGCGCGTGCTCCGATGCCTTCCGGCCGCAGATCGCGGTAGGGCTCGGCTGGGTCGAGGTGCGCCGCGAGAGTGATCCGTTCAAGTTTCCGTATCGCTGCAGCGTGGTGCACCGCAGCGAGATCCACTGGGACTGGACGGCGAAGGAGGCTGACCTGTCGGATGCGCGCTTCCTGCGTCGCCAGCGCTGGCTGGCCCCGAAGCGGGCGGCACTGGTGTTTCCCAAGCATCGCGAGCTGATCATGACTGTCGACCGTCACGGACCGGGCTGGTGGGCAGAGCAGGCGATCGAGGTTCAGGACGGCGGATCATCCACCGGCTTGCATAGCGCCTGGGGCGAGGCGCGTGCATGGACCGTGCAGGAGGATCGCTGGTACAACCCGACGAGCAAGGAGGTGTGCATCGCCGAGGTCTGGTACCGCCGCTGGGTGGACGTAGCGGTGCTCAAGACGCCTGATGGGCGCGTGGTGGAGTACGACGAGAATAACGACGCGCACAATGCGGCCATTGCGATGGGCCGGACGAAGGTCACCCGCGCTGTGGTCGCCCGGGTGCGTCGCAGCTACTGGCTGGGGCCGCACCTGCTGGACGATGGACCGAGCCCGTACAGCCACACGCATTTTCCATACGTGCCGTTCTGGGGCTTCCGTGAGGACACCACGAACGTGCCCTACGGTTACGTGCGCGGCATGATCTTCCCGCAGGACAGCCTCAACAGCGGGATCAGTAAGCTGCGCTGGGGCATGGCGGTGGTGCGTACCGAGCGCACGAAGGGTGCAGTGGCCATGAGCGATGCGCAGTTCAGGCGCCAGATCGCCCGTGTGGATGCCGATATCGTGCTGGATAGCCAGCACATGTCGGAACCGGGCGCGCGGTTCGAGGTAAAGCGCGACTTCCAACTCAATAACCAGCACTTCCAGTTGATCCAGGACAATCGCCAGTCGATCCAGCGTGTGTCGGCGGTGACCGCAGGCTTCATGGGCAAGGAGGGGACGGCCAGCAGCGGCAAGCAGGAGCAGATCCAGGTCGAGCAGAGCAACCAGGCGCTGGCGCGGATTATGGACAACTTCCGCGAGGCGCGCTCACAGGTCGGCGAGCTGCTGCTGAGCATGATCATCGAGGACCTGGGCGAGCAGGAACACACGATCATCATCGAGGGCGATGCGGTGCGGGAGGATCGCACGGTGATCATCAACAAGCCCGAGACCGACCCTGTCACTGGCTACCCGTACCGCTCGAACGACCTGTTGCGTACGCGGCTCAAGGTGGCGCTCGAGGATGTGCCGAGCAGTGCAAGCTATCGCGGCCAGCAGCTCAATGCCATGTCGGAGGCGGTCAAGTCGCTACCGCAGCAGTACCAGGCGGCGATGCTGCCGTTCATGGTCAGCCTGATGGACGTGCCGTTCAAGCGCGACGTGGTCGAAGCGATTCGCGCGGCCGCCGAGCAGGAATCGCCGGAGCAGGTCGAGCAGCGCATCAAGCAGGCGGTGGAGGATGCCCTGGCCAAGTCGGGGGCGGAGCTCAAGATGCGCGAGATCGCGATCAAGGAGCGTATCGGCGAGGCGGAGATTCAGCGGATCATGGCTCAAGCCGTCCAGATCGGCGTACAGGCGGCCTACAGCGCCATGCAAGGCGGCGCGCAGGTCGCCACGATGCCGCAGATCGCCCCGATCGCCGACGCGATCATGCAGAGCGCTGGGTACCAGGCGCCGAATCCGGTCGGGGATGATCCGAACTATCCAGGGCCTGTGGCGATGCCCGCCGCTACAGCAGCACCCATGCCAGCAGGCGCGGAGCCGCAGGTGCGGGAGAATACCAGTCCGGCCTATCCGCCGGTGCCGGATGATGGGGCATCGGCCATGCAGGGGATCGAGACGGCGCGGACCACTGACAACCTACCCGCAGGTACCCAATCATGAGTGACGACTACTGGGGATTCTGACCATGCCCGACCGGGCAGTGATGGGGGTTGTTGCGGCCGGTAAGTCACATACCGTCGCCACTTCCCCTGATCCCCGTAAAGGTGCCCGCAATGATCAAGCCAACCGTAGGCCGCATCGTTCACTACTTCCCCGCCATGCTCGACGAGGGCATCAAACCGGAACCTGGTTCGCCGCTGGCGGCGATCATCACTCGTGTGTGGACTGACACCTGCATCAACATCACCTACTTCGACGCCAATGGCGTTGCGTTCGGCAAGACCAGCGTGCTGCTGGTGCATGATGATCAGCAGCCTGCGCCCGACGGCGCTTATGTCGCATGGATGCCCTACCAGAAAGGCCAGGCGGCGAAGACCGAGGCTGTGCAGCGCGAGGCTGTTAACTCCGTACTGGACGCCCGAATCCCGATCCTCGATCAGATCAGTGACCTGTGCTACGCCATCGAGAAATGCGGCGCGTCGCCGGAGCTGACCGATGCGGTGACAAAGGCCAGCGCGTTGCGCGAGCCGATCAGCAAGTTGGTGCGCAGAGCAATTGCACTGGGCATCGACGGCGGGTTGATGAGTGTCAGCCACTCGGAGCCGGAGGTGAAGACCGAGGCGCTGGAGGAAGCCGCAGAGTCATGCACTCAGAAGGTAGCCGATGATACGAGCGATCTCGTGCGCCTTATCTTGAAGCCAGGCACCACGCTGAAGATCAATGGCCTGCCCGTGCAGCTCGTAGGTGAGGCCATGGTTGCAGCCCATCCGTCCAACGTGCCGATGATGTTCTGCAAGCCAGGTGAAGCGAAAAGCGATCAGGATCGCAGCCTCGGCAACTGATACGGGCCGGCCCGTGATCGGCGGGCCGCTTGCTGCGCAGTTTGCTGGTGCGCACAGACGGCAGGCGGTCGCCGGGCTATCCTCGAAGGCCCACACGTGCAAAAGGATTTGCCATGAAGCGCTCCGTCGCTCGCGTATTGAAGATCACCGGCTTCGGCCTGGCCTGTGTTCTGGCCGGTGCCTACCTTGGCATCAATCACGCCTATGACCAGGTCGCAGCCACCTTGCCGGGGATGATCAAGGATGCTGGCTGCATCACGCCAGACTGACTCTCCCCACTACCGCCCCGCTATAAGCCCGCCCTGTGCGGGCTTTTTCGTTCCAGGCACTTGCAGCCCTTCCCGAGTCACATAGCGTCCCGCTGTGTCGATGGGCGTTTCGTCTGTCGAGACCACCGTAACCCATTGCGGCCACGGCGATATGTGGCGGGACGAGGTAGATGAAAACCGACGAGTTTATCCAGCAGCACGCAGTAAACGGGAATCTGACGGCTGAACAGGCGGCTGAGCTGATCCAGCTGGCCGAAGCGGGCGATACCGGCGGTGAGTCGCCGGAGGACGGTGGCGTGCCCAGCGCTACCACTGATGACGCGCAGGAACCGGAAGGCAGCGACAACAAGGAACCCGTAGCGGAGCAAGAAAAGGAGCAGCAGGAGCCCGAGGCAGACCCGGCTGGTGCCGTGGTGCTGGCGAAGGATGGCAAGCACACCATCCCCTACGAGAAGTTGACTCAGGCCCGTGAGGGCGAGAAGACGGCCAAGGCCGCGCTTGATGCCGCCAATGCCGAGATCGAACGCCTACGGGCCGAAGCTCAGCAGCGCGCGGATGACGGCAAAGCCCCAACGGAAGCCGACGCCAACCTGGCTATCGCCGAGAAGGCGATGGAGCAGGGCATCGATCCTGGTTTGTTCGGGGATTTCTCCGAAGAAGCGCTCGCCAAGGGCGTGCAGGCTCTGGTGGATAGCCGTGTCGAGGCCGCTGTGGCCAAGGCGCTGGAACCCATCAAGGCGAAGCAGCAGGCCGATGCCGAGCAGACCGCCGAGCAGGCCCATTGGGCCGCCATCTACGCGAAGCACGCTGATGCCGATTCCGTGATCGAGAGCAAGGAACTGGCCGACTGGATTGCCAGCCAGCCGGGCTTCGTGCGTCGCGGATTCGAGCAGGTGATGCAGAGCGGGACGGCCGCCGAGGCGGTGGAAATGCTCGATGCCTTCAAAGCAGCCACTGGATCGACTCAGCAACCAACCCCGGCAGCGGACGTGAAAGCCGCCGCCAAAGCAGCTGTAGCCAATGCGCGCCCAGCGGTGCCAGCCAGCCTTTCGGACATTCCGGGAGGTGCGGCGCCGCAGACGCGTGACGAGGCGATGCGGCAGATGGATGCCGTCCAGCTGAGTGATGCCATGGCGAACATGACGCCCGCACAGATCGAGGAATACCTGTCGCGCAGCCTGTGAGCCAACGGGGCCGCGTGCCCCTCAACTGTCCCGATATTGCTAGGAGGTCATGATGACCGGCAAGACCCACACGCCGTATGGCGATCCAAGTGCAATGGTGCAACAGGCGGTCGGCCTGTTTGCCACTCACACCCAGCGTAACACCACTCTCAACCGCCTGACCGGCAAGATGCCCAAGGGCACCGCGGGCGCCGCCGCCACCCTGCGTCGTCAGTCGACCCAGCACATGCCGATCGTGCGCTGCGAAGACCTTGGCAAGGGCAAAGGTGACGAGGTGACCTTCCACCTGCTGAACCCGGTTGGCGCCAAGCCGATCATGGGCAGCGAATACGCGGAAGGGCGCGGCGTTGGCCTGAAGCTCTCGGAAGACCGGCTGCGCGTGAACCAGGCGCGCTTCCCGATCGACCTGGGCGACACCATGACCACCATCCGCAGCCCGGCGGACTTCCGCAAGCTGGGCCGGCCCGTAGCGCAGAAGCTGGCCGATGCCTATTGCGACCAGTCGCTGCTGGTGCATATGGCAGGCGCGCGTGGCTTCCACGACAACATCGAATGGGCGGTGCCAACCACCGCGGATGCCAAGTTCGATTCGATCATGGTCAACCGCGTGAAGGCGCCGACCAAGAACCGCCATTTCATTAGCGATGGCACCAATGGCATCACGCCGTTTGCCGTCAATGCCGGCGAAATCGACCTGACCACCACCGACATGTTCTCCATGGATACCGTGGACGGCGTGCGCACCTACATGGAGCAGATCGCGCTGCCGCCGCCGGCGGTGATCTTCGAGGGTGACCAGGCTGCCGAGGACGAGCCGCTGCGTGTGCTGCTGGTGTCGTCTGCGCAGTACTCGCAGTTTGCCAAGGACCCGGCGTTCCGCCAGATCCAGGCGAACGCCCTGGCGCGTGCCGGCCTGGCGAACAACCACCCGCTGTTCCGCGGCAACGTGGGGCTGTGGAACAACATCCTGATCGTGAAGATGCCGAAGCCGGTCCGCTTCTATGCCGGCGACGTCATCAAGTACTGCGCGCGCTTCGACAGTGAGCAGGAAAGCTCGGTCATCGTGCCTGACTCGTTCGGCAGCAAGTTCGCGATCGACCGCGCGATCCTGTTGGGTGGCCAGGCTGTGGCCGAGGCCTTCGCGTCGAGCGACAAGGCCAAGATCCCGTTCTTCTGGAGCGAGAAGGAGCTGGACCACGGCGACAAGGTGGAGCTGCTGCTGGGCATGATCCGTGGCGTCTCGAAGATTCGTTTCGAGGTCGAGCATGGCGACGGCAAGCAGATCACCGACTACGGCGTGACCGTGATCGACACTGCGGTGCCGATCATCGGTGCGCGTAACTGATGGGCCGGGCCGGGTAACACCGGCCCAACCCTGACCCTGAACTGTATAGGAGCCCATCATGGCCGAAGTAAAAGTTAGCCACTTCCGTGGCCGCCAGTTCGGCGGTGCTGCCGGTGCTTACGGCAACACCACGTCGCTGGCATTCCAACTCAGGACCACTGCGCAGGGCGCGGCGGCCAACTCCAACTCTGCTGCTGCGCTGGCCGTAGATGACGTTGTCGACCTCGGCGGACTGCCTGCCGGCTTCCGCATGGATGATGCGCTGGTGGTCATTTCCGGCGGGCTCACCGCCACGGTGACCGGTTCGCTCGGCTTCAAGTACGAGGACGGCGAGAACGACGCGCTTGTGCCGCAGGACGCTGCCTATTTTGGCGCCGGCCTCGACCTGGCAACCGCTGCCCGTTTGCGCAACGCCTCGAGCAAGGCCCTTGTGACCCTGCCGAAGCCGGCGCGGCTGATCCTGACCATCGCCGGGGCTGCCAACGCCAAGGCTGGGCAGATCGATATCGTCATCCAGGGCGAGCTGACCGGCGCCCGCTAAGTGGATCGGGGGCTTCGGCCCCCTGTCTTCATCGGAGAATCACATGAAGATCATCACACCGCTTCTCATTGCTGCCATTGCGCATGAGGCCAACCGTGCCTATTGCCAGTCGCTGGGCGATGACAGCCAGCCTGTGTGGGCCGAGGCGCCCGAGTGGCAGCAGCAGAGTGCCCTGGCAGGCGTCGAAATGCACCTGGCGAACCCGGAGGCTACACCGGAACAGTCGCATGCGTCCTGGCTTGCACAGAAGATCGCCGAAGGCTGGGTCTATGGCGAGGTGAAAGACCCCGAGAACAAGGTTCACCCCTGCTGCGTGCCCTACGAGGAGCTGCCAGCCGAGCAGAAGGCCAAGGATTACATCTTCCGCGGCGTGGTGCATGCGATGGCTGCGCTGGCCGAGCAGGTGGAAGTGGAGCATGCGAAGACGGGCGAGGGCGGTACCGCCGTTGTCGAGCCTGCGCCTGCAGCTGTGCCTGTGGCCGTCGGCGAGCAGGCCGTGACCTTCATCGGGCGCCGCGAATCCTTCACCGATCGCCTATACGGCACCGGGCTGACGTTCAGCAAGGGCCAGACCCGCGTGCTGCCGGCCGAGATCGCGGAGAAGTTCCTGCGCCATCCTGACGTGTTCTCTCCCAGCGCTGCGGTGGCCGGTGTTCGCCATGCGAATACCGACGACACCGAGTCAACCCTGGCCGAGCATGCCAAGCGCCAGGACGAGCAGACCGCGCAGATCAACCAGCTGCAGGATGCCCGCGACCAGGTCAATCAGATGACCAAGGATGCTCTGGAACAGTATGCGCGCACTCAGTTCAAGCAGGAGCTGGACAAGCGGCAGAAGGTAGGCGACCTGCGTAACCAGGTGCTCGCCTGGATCGATCAGTTCGGGATCGCGTAATGAACCGCAACGAGCTGGTGCGCGAGTTCCGCATCGCGACGCAGGATCTGGTGGCGCCCTACCTTTGGGATACGGCTGATGTCGTGCGGTGGCTGGAGGAAGCGGAGCGAGAGGCCTGCGTGCGCGGTCGGCTGCTACATGAGTCGATCGATCTGGATATGTGCGAAATCGCAGTGGCGCCAGAGGAGGCGGTCTATCCGCTCCACCCTCGGCTCTACGAGATCGATCACATTGCCTTCCTTGACGACGGCGCGTCGTGCCGGCGCCCGATCAAGCTGGTATCCAGCGAGTACCTTGACGCGACCGTGCAGGACTGGCGCGATCGCGTAGGCCGTGTCGAGTATGCGATCCAGGGTGAAACATCGCTGCGCCTGGTGCCGCGTCCGGATGCGCCCGGTACCGTGCTGCTGGAGGGCTACCGCCTACCCAACAGTCCGGCCGGGGCGACCAGCTTCGAGATTCACGAAGCGCAACATCGCAACCTGCTGGATTGGGCATTGTTCCGCGCCTTCTCCGTGCCGGACGCGGAAACGCTGGACCTAGGGCGCGCTGCGGAGGCGGAGCGGGCGTTCACCGCGTACTTTGGCGTTCGGCCCGGAAGCGACCTGCGCCGACAGACCCGCGAAGACGTTCCTCAAGCCAACGTCGGGTACTACTGAGCCGAGCGGCGCCGGTCGAGGGGCCGGTGCCGTGTTTCGCCTTGCGTCTCGCACCTAGTCACATAGCGTCATCGGGAAATAGCTCAGGGCTACCCCAATGACTGCGCCCACCTACGATCTGCACATAGTCCGCGGGAAGACGTTCACTCAGCCGTTCATGTACGCGGACGATGAACTGCTTTACCGCACCATTACCGCCATTACCAACCAGGCGCCGGCGCGCATTGCGGCCGCAGGCCACGGCGTTCCCAGCAACTGGCCGGTGCGCATCGAGAGCACCAGGACGCCGAGCGAGCTGAATACGCCCGATGGCGAGTGGCTGACCCCGGCAGTGGTCGACGAAGACACTCTCGAATTCGATGAACTGAACCTGGCCGGCGCCAGGCCGTTCCGTGGACCTAGCGTCCTGGTCTACCCGCGCCCGGCTGATATCACGGGCTGGAAGGTGCGCGCGCAGATCCGCGATCGCATCGGCGGCCAGGTGCTGCTGACGTTCAGTTCGGATCCGGCCGACCAGACAGACGGCACCATCACCGTCGACGTGCCGGGCAGTGCGTTCGTCATGGAGCTGTCGCATCAGCTTACCGAAGCGATCACCTGGAACCGCGCCGTATACGACATGGAGGCGATCCGCCCAGACGGCTCGGTTGTGTCGATCATCGCGCCGAGCAAAGTCACGGTAGGTCAAGAGGTCACGGTATGGGGCTGATCATTATTCAGGGGCGATCGCCGATCGTCATCGGCGGCTCCAGCCGGCGCGGGGTCGATGGCGTCAGTGTGGCGTCAGTGGGAATCAACGAAGACAAGCACCTGATCATCACTCTGACCAATGGCGTGACCCATGACGCCGGCCAATTACCCAGCAGCGCCGAGGTCGAGGCGCTGGCGCGGCAGCTGCAAGCCATCACCGAGCGAGTCAAGGCGCTGGAGGATGGCGCGGTAAACCCTGACCCGGACCCCGAACCGGAGATTCCAGAGAACGCCCTGGCCGGCCCCGGTGGCGGGCTGCTGGTATCGGCGAGTGGCAAGTATCTGGTTTTCGCAGCGAACGCCGGTACCACCCCGGCAAACGCCTTAACCCACCAAAACGGCGAGTTGCTGACCAACAGCGCCGGCCAGATCCTTACCAGTGGAGAAGCAGCAGTATGACCACCGAGACTATCGACCACGTTATAGAGGGGGGCGGCCCTCCAACAGACGCACCGCCCAGCCGCGGCGCGCACTACATCAACATCACCACTGGCGAGCAGTACCTGGCCAAGGGTATCGATTCAGTGGACGATTGGGTGCTGCAAGAGAAGGGCATGTCTAAGGCCGAGGCCGATCAGGCATACCAGCCCAGGGGCAACTATGCGACCACTCAGCAGCTGGCCGATGGGCTGGCCGACAAGGTTTCCGTAGCGCAGGGTATGGGGCTGTCCTCTAACGACTTCACCACCGGTGAAAAGCAGAAGCTGGCAGGCCTGGAAGGATCGCACTTCCGTGGCACGTTCCTCTCGCTCTCCGCGCTGCAGGCCGGAGCCACTGATCCGGTGCCCGGTGACTACGCCGACGTCGACGCCGGCGAAGGCGAGAGCGTCGCCCGGTACATCTGGGACGACAGCGACAGCGAGTGGGTTGCCCAGGGCGGATCGGCTGGCCCGTTGACCGCCGCGCAGATCAAGACGCTGTACGAATCGAACCCGGACACGAACGCGTTCACCGACGCCGAGAAGCAGAAGCTCAGTGATCTGACACCTGGTGGGGGCGGTGGGGATGACACGCTCATCGAAGATTTTCGCAACGCTTCGCACGAAGCGTTGATCTCGCGCCCCGCGACCCCGCCAGCTCGACTCGGGCAGAAGTGCATACAGCTGGATAACAACGGTACTACCTGCGAATGGGTGGCGTTCCTGGATTACGACGACACAACCCTCTCGTGGGCGAGAATGGTTCTGCCGCTTCGCCCTTGGGGCATCGGCACACCGTTGGTGTACACGACAGTCCTTACGGCTGAGATGCGCGCATACGCGATGCACGCAGATGAGTTCACGGAAGAGGGCAAACAAAGCACCCTCAGATTGCCCGCTCTGGTGCCTGATACAGGGCAGCTCTGGGGCGACGAGATACTGCCTCACGACGGCATGCCTATCACGCTTCTCAACGGCAGCGAACATCCTTGGACGGTCATATTCGACCCATCGGTATTCTGGCAATCGGGATACACCATCGCCAACGTAGAGGCGTATGGGTTCGACAAGCTGAATGTGACCGTAGGCCAGCAAGGCACGGATAACAGGGAGGTGGTGCTTACCGTCCCACCCCGAACGTCCTTCTGGATGGACCTCACTGTCTGGCGAGCAGGAACGGATGTCGGCTACTACCTCAACGCTAGCCAGTTGTTCCTTCCCTTCGTGTAGTAGTTCTGCTTTACATCCCGAGAGAAGCTTCCCTTCGCGATTTAGGAGGGAAGCTATTTTCTACCCCGGATGATCAACAAGCTCTGAACGTCGATCCGAGAGGTCGATGCGCCACTTGATGAGCTTGGTCCTCTGCGTCAGGCCTGCCACCTTGGTGGTCTGATTCGAGCCGCTTGCGCTTAACTACTTGCAGCGCTCCATTAGTCACATAGCGTCGCCGTCATGTCTTTGGAAAGAGGTCGGCGACGTGGACAGCGTTCGGCGAAACAACTGGAGTGCTGGCTCTAACAATATTGCTCAGCCACACCGATTGCCGGAAGGCTACGCCCGCCGACTCGTAAACCTCGAGCCGGCTGACGGTGGCACCCTTGAGCTGCGCCCTCGATTTGTAAAGGAACTGGATCTGACAGCGCCTCGCGCGTTGTTCGCCCTTGAGAATCGGCTGGTATTCGCGCAGGGCGATTCGCTGTGGAGCCATAACACCAACACTGGGCAGCGCTCGCGTATCGCAATCATCGCAGCAGCAGGCGACGTTGCCGGCGCCGAGCTTAACGGGCGGCTGCATGTTCGCACCCTGGAAGACCGGCTGACCTTTGACGGCAGCGTTGTCGCTGCCTGGGGCGCGGATAACCCCGTGCTTGAGCTGCGTGTGGTACCCGGCGCGTTCCCTGCTGGAATCTATAAGGTGGCGGCAACAGTGGAGGCTGGCGGTCACGAATCGGGCGCGGACGTGATGATCCTATCGCTCCCCGAGGGCTCGGGCATACATGCCCGATCGGCCAGCGGCGAGCCTGTGTCGATCTACCAATCCGTCGCGAATGGCGCAACCCTTTACCACGTCGGTGATGCGCGCGAGGTGCTATTGATCGCGCCGCCTGCGGGGAACACGCGTCAGCTGACAACCGGCGGGATGATCCCGATGCCGATTGTGTCGGACTTGGTCACAGTCGGCTCGATGCTGGTGGGCTGCCAAGGCAGTTACCTCTACAACACGGATCCCATGCGGCCACACCTTGTCGATCGGGTGAAGGGCTTCGCTCAATTCCCCTCGCCGATAGCCCTGCTTGCGCCGGTCAGCACGACAGCCCTGTTCGTGGCAACCGAAAACGCCACCTACTTCATGGAGGGAGTCGGCACCGATCAAGTCGGCATGCGCCCCGTTGCCGACTTCGGCGCTACTGCGGGCACGGCCGTAGCGCTTCCCGACAAGACCGTGGCGTGGTTCTCCCCGTATGGCCAGGTCATCGGGTTTGCGGACGGCTCGCTCAACCAACTCAACCAGGGCAAGTACGCGCCGCGCCAGGCATGCGAGGGGGCGGCCGGCTACATCGAGCACAACGGAACAAAACGGGTCGTTACTTCGCTACGCGAGAGCCGGCCGAACAGCCTAGCCGTAGGCGATTCTTGGAGCATTGAGGTGACAGATGAACGGGCGTGAAAAGATCCCGGTTGGCTTCCGCTATAGCGCGGAGCTGACCGATCACGACGGCAAGGTGGTGGACGCCTGGGCCGATGACAACTTGATCCCACTGTTGGGTATCCATCAGCTGATAAAAGCCCCATTCGGCGATGCCGAGCCTATCGGTGCGTTCTACCTGGGGTTGTTCCGGAACAACGCGCTCCCAACGGACGCCACCAAGGCGGCAGACATTCCAGCTGTACTGGGCGAGTTCACCCAATACAGCGAGGAAACGCGGCCGTTGTGGGATCGGGCTTACGACAACGCGGGCACCTACAGCAACGAAGCCGCACGGGCTGAGTTCAATTTCACCGTCGACCAGACCATCTACGGCGCGTTCATGGCGTCGAGCGCCGAAAAGGGCTCGGTCACCGGGTTGCTGCTATCGGCCGTCCGCTTCACAACCCCGCGACTCATCTATGCGGGGCTGACGCTGAAAATCACCGCTTCGATTACCTACGTTTCCAACGACCTTTAAGGGGGCTGTAATGCTGCAATATTCCGAAGGTATCCGTAACGCCCTCATGACAGTGGGCCCGCTCCGCCAGTTGCTGACGGGCTGCCAGATCCGCATTTACAGCGGCGCTGTTCCGCCATCCCCTGTCGATGCGGTGGGAACGGCCGTCAAACTGTGCACCATCACGCTTGACGGCGGCGCCACTGGCCTCGGCTTTGAAGACAGCGCCACCAACGGCACATTGACCAAGGCATCCGCTGAGACTTGGCAGGGGAATGTCCTGGTCAGTGGTCGTGCGTCCTTCTTCCGCATCGTTGCGCCGGAGGACTCGGACGGTGTGAGCGCTGTTTCCTACCGCATCCAGGGGCGCGTGGACGTCGCCGGTTCGGACATGAACCTCTCGAACCCCGAATTGACCGCCGGCGGCGTACAAACCATCGACCACTTCTACCTGACCATGCCCGAGGTCTGAGCCGTGGTTAACCTCCTGCGTAAATCGCCTACGCGCACCGTCGTAGGAGGCAGTCCAGCCCTGCCAGGCCGGCCAGATACAAGGCACTATGCTTGGGTGACGGTCATCACCGGCCCGCTGCAGATGATGGTCTATATCGACTACTACAAGGGCAAGCCGCGCAAGCTCTTGGGTATGCGGTATCCCACTAAACGCGTCTGGCAGGAGGTGGGCCTTCCGCCCGTCCAGGCGCAGCCTGCCGTACCGGGATCCGTCGTGGTTCAGGGTGCGGCCGGTTGGGATGGCGGCGCCCGCTCCGTTGAGCAGGTCCCGATCGGGGCTGCGTTCACCTGCACGGTGCCGGCCGGCGTCATTGGCGCCATAGTCGGCATTGCGCGGGACTCGTCGGTACGGAACGAAAGCTGGATCGAATACGGAGTGCGGTTCCAGGTGCGTGAGCAAGCGCGCATTGTGGAAGCCGGCAAGGAAGTCGCGGTGCTGGAGGGCATCCGTACCAATAAGCCGTGGACGGTCACCATCCAGCGCGCAGGTGATGCCATTTACTACCTGCTGGACGATCAGCTGGTCCATACCACGCTGCGGCAGGACAGCCGCGTGCTGTACGGCGCCGCTGTGCTGTATTCCGACCAAGACTATGCGAGCGATGCATCCATTGCGGTCGCTACTAGCGGCACGCTGACGGGGGCCCTGCCGCGGCCAACGGCGACCATCTACGATGCCGACTACAGCGGCGTGATTGGCCGCCTACCGTTGCCCGCTATGGGGCTGGAGGCCAGCAGTAGGAGTACGGGTTCCGTAGCCGGGCGACTGCCGAAGCTGACGGGCATCATCACGGACCAAGCCTATGCGTTCGCCAGCGGGCGCGTAGCACGGCCTGTGCTCAGTGCCAAGTTAGGGCCAGAGCCGATCGAGTTTGTTTCAGCCGGTGGCCTTACGCCGCGCCCGGGCGTGTACATCCACGGGATCACTGGCGAGGTGGCCACGGTCGACGCCCAGCAGGGCCCGATTCACGGCCTCATTACGGGATTCTCTGACGACACGCCGCGAACAACCTACGGCGCAGTGGGCGGCGTGTGGCCCAGTTCGGGCTATCAGGGCGCGGTGATTCCGATTGATACGGCTGAGCTGGTGTCGGGGCGCATATCGATGAACCAGGCGCTATTGATCGCGGAAAACTACGAGCTGGACCAGCCTATCCTCTTGATGGTTTCAGACGGGATCCGCGCAGGGGCGACGATACAGGTTCAGATGCTTTCCAGTGCGGCCATGCATGAAATGGTGGCGATTTCCGGCGAGGTCGGCCTTGCGGGTGAGATGGCTGCGGTCATCCGTTCGGCCGTCACCTGCCGGGGCGCGGTGCGCTACTCGGCACTTTCAGCCGATGGCGTGACGGAAGAAAGCGATGCGCTCTTTCCCGGCAACGCCGCAATGGGCTACGCGGTGAACATCATCACTGGCGCTCTGGCCGAATACGATGGGCAACAGTTCACGCATATGGCTCGAGCGGGCAATCAGCTGTGGGCAATCGGCGCGGACGGCCTGTATCGCCTGGCCGAAGGCGGTACGTTGTCCGCACTGCTGGACCTGGGAACATCCAGCTATGGTGCCGAGCGACAGTCCTGTATCGCCCATGCCTTCGTGGGCATTCGCACGGATGGCGAGCTTTACCTGCGGGCTACAACAGATGGTGTCGAACATGTGTATCGAGCGATCCCGCGCGGGGACAACTACCGATTTGACCTGGGGAAGGGCGTGTCGGCGCGTAACTGGTCGCTCTCGCTGGAGTTGGTGGACGCTTCCTACGCCTCGATCGACAGCGTCGAGTTTCTGGTAGGCGCCACGACTCGCCGGCGCGGTGGCCGCCGTTGAAGGGCGTAACGATCAAGGTGATGGCGCCGTTTGCGGGCTGGTTGCGGCCGGCTGCGCAGCGCCTGGCACGGCGCACCATGCAGGCCGGGCACGTCGGCGAGCTGGGTGACGACGCTGGCGGCACCACTTCGTTGCAGCAGGTGGTGGACGGCTACCTGGTCAAGGCGGTGCGCAATGGGCGTCGCTGCGTCGCATCGATCGTGGACCTTGGAACGGCATTCCTCTTTGTGCGCGTGCTGGCCACCGGTTCATTCAATGTCTACGTGGGTCGTGCAGCCGGGCCGCGGCACCTGTACCGCCATGGCTATGTCTACGCCGGCGCCGCTTCGGGGGAGGGTCCGCAGCATATCCCCGGCGGTTCCGGAGCGTCAGACCGACGAATTGGCATTCGCTCGGAGCTGTGCATGTCGGAGAACTTTGTGGCCGAGGGTGGCCGGGATAATGTGCTGTTCTCTTGGACCTCATCGGGTCTGTACTTCGCTCAGCGCCCCAGTGGGGTCGACGAGCACGCTGGCGGCATTGGGTTCGGTTGCCTCTCGATGGCGCCTGCGGGAGACGTGCCGTCAGGATACGGCACGAAGTATCCCGACGGCTCCGAATCGATCGTCGCGATTTCCTCGCCCGCTAACGGCGGCAGTACGTGGGTGCTGCGAATCATGGAGGCCTTTTTCCGCGCGCGGCACGGCTGCCATTTTGGCCACCACTTGCCGCTCCAGGTGTTCGATAACGAAACTGGCTGGGGCGGCAACGAGCCGACCGAAACCAGGCCCAACGCAGTAGTACCGCAGCTGTGTCGAGTGACCGCGGCAAGATTCCCCACGGGAGCCGATGCGGCGCCACTGCCAGAACCCGATACCAGCCCTGGCAGCTACGAAGGCGCCGAGCGCGATTGTGGGTACATGCCTGTGGTGACAACCACGGCGACCGCCGCGCACCCTCGGCAAGTCAGCGCGACCTACCTGCGCGATGATTGCGGCCTGAACGGCATCGCCTTTCTGCGTGCGCGCATCACTGAGCGCCTGGATCCGGCGGCCATCACCTGGAATGAAGGCTTGCGGATGAAGTCCCGGGTTGACTGGTCAGAGCTGTTCCAGCTGTCGAGCGCTGGCGAACCACGGCTGCGCGTGGAGACCTGGCTCGATCGCTGGTATGAGGTGGCGCGCGCCAACGAGCAGCCCGGCCAGCCCATGCATCCAACCGAATTGGGCGGATGGTGCCAGAACTCGATCGACTCGATGCGCGTGTCATTCGACCCTGAAACTGGCGAGTTGGTGGTGTTCTTCGTGGCACTGCTGGGCCGGCAGTTCGTGGACACGGAAAACAGGCCGCATATGTGCCATGCCTACACGCTGGCAGCTATCCGCGTCGACAAGGCCAACGGTGCCAATCCGATCGTTCATCCGCCGCAAGTGCTGTTCCACGACGTTGTGTGCGCCGGCAATTCGCCCGTGAGACCTGCCGAGTCAGATCCGGCAATCGCCTACATACCCGTAATTCGCGGCGCGGAGCGGTTGCGTGACGGTCATAGGGCGGTGGTGATGTTTCACCGCATGGACCGCGCGGGTTGCGACTACTTCATTCGCAGCCGGCGGGACAACCTGTCGCTGGCCAGTCCGCTTGGGTACAACCTGCAATACGCGCATGCAGCGGTACCTACTGAGCTGCGGATATACAGCGAGGATGGGCTGTTGGCATCGGCTACCTGCGAACAGCTGGGCGCATCTACGCAGCCCTGGTACCTCGGACCGCTGCCGGGCGATTCGCGCCTGACTCCAAGTCGGCGCCCCATGCAGTATTTCGAGTACGCATCGCTGAACTATGCGACGAAGGTGGCCCCGCAGAAACTGGCCGTCAGCGCCGCGGCATATCCGCCTGATCGGCAAAACAACGGCTTCATCCTGTACGACGAAGAGACAGGAAGCCTGGAGTATCGCCGCGCGATGGTTCCGGCATGGGGGTGGACGCACAAGCTGCCGTCGATCACCTGCCCGCAGCAGGGCATTGCAACCGAGCAGGGCGAGACGGACTTCGTGCTGGTCCTTTCATACGAGGGACCGGGGCAGCTCATGGATTCTGCCGAAACGACGCTTGGGAACAACGATTACATCGTCAATCCGGACATCGGTACCTACATGAGCACCGACAGCGGCCAGACATGGTTCAAGCTGGCCGATTTCGGCACGCGCAACGGGGCGTTTTTTACGGGGCCGCGTGGTTCGCGGGGCACTTACACAAAGTTCTACGGAGTAACCGGACGTGGCTAGCTTAGACACCATCATTGCGATGCAGTCAGACACGATTGAGGCGGCTACAAGCCGGGCCGCGACACTGGCAAACCGAATATCCAACTGGATACCAAACAGCAATGTCGGGACCGTCTCTTTCAGGCACACGGTATCCAAGCCGAACATGGCCAAGCCAGTAGGGCTGACGGACTGGCTGCCAGAAGATGAGCGGAAGGACGATCTGCGCCTACTGGATAGCGAGGCTGAGAAGTGGGTCGACAAATACTTCCCGCAGATCAATGCCTGCTTGAAGAGCAAGCCCGAGGAGTGGCTGTGCTCGATCCTGGGAGGTGCTGAGCCGTTCGCCGAGTCGCAGGCGATATTCGACAGCGTGTGGCACCAGGCGCGCGACAACGCCTACAAGGCACGCGACAGCATGGCCGAGCAGGTACGCGCGGATTTCAGTGCGCGAGGCTTTACGCTGCCGCCGGGTGCGATGATCGGCGCGCTGTTGCAGGCGGAAGAAACGGCCAGTGACAGCATTGCCCGTGCCAATAGCGACGAGGCGCGCCGGATCGCTGAGATCAAGTTGGATCTGTTGAAATTCGCAGAGCAACAGGCGATCACCCTCAAGCTCGGCATCATGCAATCGCTGGCCAACTTCTATCGGCAATGGGTGAATCTGCCAGAGCGCGGTGTCGAGCTGGCGAAGGCCAAGGCTCAGGTCTATGCATCGCTGCAATCGACGCTGGCGGAATACTACCGCGTGGAGTTGGGCTTCGAGGAACTGCGTCTGCGCAGCGCTCAGGCCAAGGCGGATGTGGAGGTCAGCAACGATCGCAACAAGGCGTCCATCCTGCCGCGGAACGAGGCGGCCGGAGCACTGGCCAACGCCACCCGAGCGTTTGGGGACATCGCTGCCGCAGCAGCATCGAGCCAGGCGGCCATGATCGCCGACCTCAACGCGGGGGCATAACCGATGGCGATGCAGGATTATGTCTGGTGGGTGCGAACGGACAGCGAAACATGGCGGGACGGCGCGGGCGTGATGTCACAGGCGCACTCGACCATGCTCCCCATAAGAAGTGATGGCACGGTTGGGCCATCGGTTGGTTATTACACACCGAAAGTGGCTCTGACGAATGGATACAGCTACGAGGGCCATGGTTTTCCAGTCGCCAGAGCGACCACTGATAGTGGCGTCCCATATCGGGTGGGAGGCCCTGCCTTGGTGCTCGACGGTGAGTTCGTGACGCATTACGCCGCTACGGCGAAGCGATCCAGCGGTGATAACCCGGATGACGGCGCAATCGTGATGCTGCGGGTATGGAGTTCAAAGCCGACTCCAGCGGGAGGGGTGCCTTGGACGGAGGAGGGTGCGCCCGGTGGCGGAGGCCTTTCGGTCTCGGTCGATGAGCAATACGCGCTGCCGCTAGCACTCGAAGGGTCGGGTACCTCAGAGATTTCCAGCCTGATCGGGGCCGGTATTAGCGGCCTGCAGGTCGGCCTCACCACAATGCTCGAATGGCATGCCACTAACGTGGGTTGGATGCGTACTTACGGCGAGTGCGTGGTGACAGCTGCAGGAAAATCGACGGCAGTTGCAATCGAGCCGACTGAGCAGGAAATCACGCCGCTCTCGGGGTTTGAAGTTGAATTTGAGGATGGCTCGAGCGGGAGCTTCCAAGCCTATTCCGATTACTTTCTGCCGGTTTGATAAGAAAGGACGTTCCATGCAAGTTCATCCGAGAGAATTCGAGAGCGACGTGTATGCGCACATCGGCTTCACCGTTCCGGACCAGATAGGGGAGCAGCGTACGGTCCTGGTGAACAAGCTCCGGCTTGAAGATCCAGGCAAGTGGGAGGCGGAGACCTACGCGACGGCCATGCACATCGTAACGTCAGTGTATGCGGCATTCCCGAGCGATCTGGAGTGGGCGTTAGGGGAGACGAACTACGATTCATCCGGCCCGCTTCACGATTGGGGCTTATTCCTCGGTGTGGTGCTTGCCGTGCGCCACTGTAACCAGCTCGGCCGTAAGCCGGTGAGGTTCCACATTCCCACAAAAGGGCTATACGCCAGACTCCGAGGCAATCAGTGGACCGTAACCCTCGCAGGGCTTGCGATGCAGATGACCTGCGATTCAGCGGCCTCTACCCCATCGATTCAGGTTGAGTTCTCCAGGGAGTGGTTCCTGGCGCTGCTGTGGGCAAATGGAAATCGCCCTGGTGCGGTGCAGGAGTTGAGCGGCATCGGAGAGACGCCGCCGTTACGACCACCGTTCTGGACGGACCACGTGTTCTCAGCGGAAGTGCTGAGCAGCGATGATAATGGCTTTTCAGATCGGCCATGGGGGCCCATCACGCCGCTATAGCCAGGGGCGCTTGACCCATTGCGGTAGTCACATAGCGTCGGGCACATCCTCAGCAGGAGCGCCCCATGGCTACCGATCTCGATCCCGAAAAACAACCGCGCCTCGGCCTGCGTGCGGCTCAGCCGCAGGCGCAACCCCAGCCGCAGCTGGGCATGACCCTGACGCCGGAGCAGCAACGCCGCCAGCGGATCGACTCCGATATGCAACGGGCATCCTCCCGAATCGCCGAGACCAAGCTGGGCTTGCGAAAGGCGGCCTCGGCTGTCGGTGATGTCGCGGGCTCTGCTTATGGGACCGTGCTCAAGGCCGGCACTGCTGTCCCGCGCGGCCTGTACGGGATCGCTACCGGCGAAACGCCCGTCACTTTTTCCAATGAACTGCCTGACTACACGAACCGCGGCCTCGATCAACGCCGCGCAGGTAACTTCGTGAAGGAGAACCCAGAGCAGGCCGAGGCGGCGCGCCTGGGTTTGCGAGGCATTGCCGATCGCGCTTCAAGCTCGGCTATCGGCGCGGTCAAGGATGCACCTCCAGCACAAGCGGCGCCTGCGGGAGCCCCGGGCTTCGGATTGCTCAAGCCTGCCTCCGCTCAGCCAGTTGGCCAGGGCATTCAGAATGCAATGCCCCTGGTAGGTGCCAGCGATGTCGAGCGAAGCTCTTCGGGCCATGTAGATGGTGCGGCACCACGTCTGGGCTTCCAAAGAACCAGCGTCGACGGCGTGGTGGGGCGCGTCGGTCAGGACGGCACACTGGAGTTCAGTAACGCCGCCGGCGACGTGGCCGGTGCGGATGACAACCCGTTAACAGCAGGCCGTATGGGCAACGGCGTTGGCGGTCTTTCCGTGGGAGAGCCTGGTGATAGCCAGCTAGCGCTCGATCGCTTCCAGCGTGCCAACGACATACGCGCACAAACCATTCAGGACCAGCGACGCGGACAGATCGGTGAGAACGGTGGCTTGACCATCGTGCGCGACAGCACTCGCGCGCCGACCTTTGCAGAGCTCCAGAATGAGCGTCTGGGCTTGCGACGGCAGGCACGTGACGACCGGAGGGAGTCGGAGCAGGCGCGCCTGGGCCTGCGTCATCGAGAGCTGGATACCGCTGAGCGGGCTGCCGCCAGCGAACTGGGTTTGCGCGAACGGGAGCTGGCCGGCAACGAGCGACTGGCCGGCCTGGAAGAGCAGCGCCTTGGGCTGCAAATGCGGACCGGCGAAATGGAGCTGGCGCAGCAGCAGCGTATCGAGGACATGCGCACGCAGCTTGCCGACCCGAACCTCGATCCTGCGACCCGCGCCCAGCTTGAGCGTGCCTATGACGCGCTGACCACGCCAGCGAAGGATCGCTATGCGGCACAGGGTAAAGCGCAGGATCGGATGGCTGATCTTTACAAGGCGTGGAGCCAGGAAAACAGCTACCGCAATGAGGGAGAGCGGGTGCCGTTCGAGGAGTGGGTGCGGCCTTATATGCAGGCTACTGGAGGGCAGCAGGCGCAAATGCCGTCGGGAGTGACAAGGGAAGGGGCTGTTGCAGAGGCCCGTGCCGCTATTGCGTCAGGTATTCCAAAAGAGGCTGTAAACCAACGGTTGCGGCAGTGGGGCATCGATCCGGTTTAGCCGGGTCAGTCCTTTGGTCGAAGATCATCGAACAGGCCGGCGCGCTTTGCTGGCTTTGGAGGGTCGCCATACAGCCTGTCACAGGCGCTGGCGATCAGCCCTATCGCTTGGCGCACCTGCACGGATTTCGACTTATCCTGGAAGCATTCCAGATATGAATCATAGGGGGCGAAGAAGCCACGGCCTGAGCCCCATTTGATATCGGATAGCCCTTCAGGATGGTGCTCGTTGCAAAGGCGCACGGCGAGCACGGTGGCGGAGTAATTCTGAGCGCCATCCAGCTTGTCGAGGATGCAGGTGGCGTAGTTGTCGGCCTGGGCCAATGACGGGAGGGTGAGCAGCGTAGAGATGATGAGCAGCTTTTTCATGGGCATCCAAGCCATAAGATGTGCGCGATTCAATCCAGGCGGGACGTAAATGGGCGCCAGTTTGTTCCAACCATGTTCGCATGTACAGTATTGAGTGATGTCGTTTTGCTAGATATAAGTCAATCACGAAGTTATACTCGCGCGCCGCCCACGCTGGCCTAACAGCAAGAACCAGGATGTTCGTGGATGACCACAACTGTATACGACAAGGCGAAGCTGCGCGTCGCTTGCGACTCAAGATGGTCGATACCGGGCGATTTCGGTGTGATCTTTGTAGACGAGGCACCTTTCTACAAAGTCGGGGTCTATGGCAAATACGCATTTCTTTTCGCGGGTCGTGCTCCGGTTATCAGTGACTGGAAGAGATATCTGGCACTGTCTGAAGCTGGCGTGTCTGTCGGGCAACCCTCGCTTGAGGGAATCGCGGTTTTGGTTGCCGAGCTTGATAGCGGTGCCTTGGTGGATTCGTACATGCAAGACATCATGTGGCCGTCTACTGAGGAGCCGCAGAGCGTTTTCGCCGGAACTGGTTCGCTTCATGCGGCGAATTGTTGGTACATCAACAGGAGCGCCGATCGAGCAATCGAGACGGCAAAGGGATTTGATCTTTGCACTGGTGGGCCTATTCGCTACGTTGAGCTAAGCTCAGGTGAGCGTAACTGGCGGGATTGCCAAGGCCTAGATTGCCTCAACAATGCTTTTCTAGAGAAGGGAATGGTCATGCTGAACAGAGCCGATCGAAACAACTCAGTCATACCGTTTGCTCAGGCGGCTGAAATGGATCCGTCTGTCGCAGAACTCTATAACAAAGCAGCCTCCGGCGCCCTCGGTAGCGAGGTTCAGGCACCTTGCGATGCAATCTTCAATCATGCACCGCATGATGAGCAGAAGCGATTCGCCAAGGCTCTCCATGAGTTACTGAGCCAATAACAGGCGGTTGCCTGAAAGCCCCGCTTCTGCGGGGCTTTTTCGTTCCAGCTCAAAAGTTTTTGTCAGGCCTAATTCTCCGTAGCGTTTTCCTTGCTCTAGCCCGTAATTAGGGCAACCTGCTTCGGTGACTTTTCGTTGCAGGTCTTCGCCAGTCACATAGCGTCTCTACGACGTGCGCCATGTCGGCGCTGAGCGTGGAGAGGTGTGATGGCTGGCCTGTTTGATGATCTTCGAGACAGTGCGCAAGGCACTGACAGTAGTTCTGCGGGCTCCGGTCTGTTTGACGATCTACGGCCAGCGGTCGAGAAGCCTGGCGTGCTCGGCACTCTTTGGGAAGGCACGAAAAGCGCCGGCCGCGCGATCGAATCGTCGGTCGATACCTATACCGGCAATGGGGCCAGCGTCGTCGAGAGTGCGCAGGCGCAGCAGAAGGCGCCGAAGAACGAAAAGCTGGAGAAGTTCTACAGCGACGTGGAAACCAATGTCGCCAGCAAGGGCGAAGATCCCGGCCTGCTTGATTCAATTGGCGCGGTCGGCTCGGCGGTCATCGACAACCCGGCTGGCGCCGGTCTGGCGGTGGTCGAGCAGTTGCCCAACTCAGTGCCGACCCTGGCGGGTGGTTACGCCGGCCTGAAAGCTGGCGCCGCGGTGGGCGGCGTGGTGGGTGGCCCGGTAGGTGCCGGCTTCGGTGGCATTATCGGCGGTCTGGCCGGGATGTTCCTGGGCAATGCCTCGATCGAAACCGGTCATAAGGCGATGGCTGCCGCCGACGATGGCGATTACACGCCGGAGGAGATGGCGCAGGTTAAGCGCGAGGGCGCGGTAAAGGGCGGGGTGATCACCGCCGTGGATGCGGCCACGCTTGGCGTGGGCGGCAAGGTCGCGGGTGCAATGCAGCGCACCACTGCCACGGCGCTCGAAACGGCCACTCGCAAGGCGCTGGTAGACCGTGGCGTAGATGTGGCGGACGAAGCGGCGGTGCTGGCCGCGCGACAGAGCCCGGAGATCAGCGCGGCCGTGCGTGCGGCGCAGGACAGCGCCATGAAGGCGACCGATACGCTCCGGCGCCGTGCTGCCGAGGCCGGCACGCTGATGAGCATGGAAACCGTCGGCGAGGGCCTGGGCGAGTACCTGGGTGAACTGGCGGCCACTGGCGAAGGCAATATCCCTGATGCGGTGCTGGAGTCGCTGCTGTCTGTTGGCCAATCGGGTGCAGAAACCGCCTGGAACATGGGCCGCAAGCGCGAGCAGGCCGGGCAGTGGGAGGTGGCCGAACCGGTAACTGAGCCGGCCGCCGAGCAAGCGACGCCCGCCGCCCCGGAGATGGTGCAGCCGCTGGCCAGCGATGCGAACCCCAATCCCGCACCTGTGCCTCGCCCGGATCCTGCCAGTGGCCCGCTTTCTGCTGCGGCGAGCATGCTGCCGGCGGCAGCGCCTGCTGCGGACCGGCAGGTGCCATCAGAAGTTGGCGCGACTGTTGAACCTGGCACTCCGGCAGCACAAGCAGCTGGTGTGGAGCAGGGAACCCCGATGGTCGACGCCAGCACAGACGCTGCAGGACGGGAAGCGCCGCTTGAGGCTGTGCCGTCGGCAGGGGCGATGCCGGCGATGGAGCCGGGCGAAGATGCAACGCGCCCCGGCGAACCCGCACCAGCGGTACCGCTCGCAGTGGAACAGCCGACCGAGCCACCCGCCACGCCGTCGCAGCGCGCCATTCTGAAACGCCGTGGTGTCGACGACGAGCAACTGGCGACCATGACCCGCAAGCAGGCGGGCGAGTTGTTGCGCCGGCAGAACGGTACCGGCCCGGAGAACCAGGCTCGCCCACCGGCAGCACCGCAGCAGCTCAGCCTCGAGGCCGGGCAACCGACCGAGGCTTCGCTGCGCGACGAGCTCAGCTACCTGGAACGCCAAGCCCGCGCCAGTGGCGGTTGGTCCCCGGCGCTCACGCGGGAGCGTGCGCGCATTCGTACTGCACTCGAACCGTTCGAGCAGGCGACCCTGAAACCAGCGGAGACTGTCGATGCTTCTCAAGACACTGGAACGCCGGGCCAAGCGGCGCCAAGCGCGCAAACTTCGTTGCTGCAGGAGCCAGCCGCGGCGCAACCGCAATCCGCACCGGCCGACGTTGCGTCAGCGGCGCCCGTAACCGAGGGCAGCCAGCAGGATGTCCCGGCGAGCGAGCCTCAGGCGCCTGAACAGCAGATCACCCAGCCGAGCATCGAGGGTAAGAGCATCGGTGACGGGTGGTCTGAATTCGCGCCCGAGTCGGGCACCCTGCGCATTCCGCGTGCGGAAATGCCACAGATCCGGGCTGAGCACCGTGGCGCGATGGTCAATTTCCTGAATGCCCGGGGTGTGCAGCACCAGGAGGAGGTCGTGCCGGCGGCTGATCTGAAGCCGACGCAGGCAGAGTTCTCCCGTGACAAGGTCAAGCAGGCTGCCGAGTACACCGGCGGCAACCGCTCGATCCTCGTTTCGCGCGATGGGCATGTGCTCGATGGCCATCATCAGTGGATGGCGGCACGCGAGAAGGGCGAGGAGGTGAAGGTCATTCGCCTGGATGCGCCGATCCGCGACCTGGTGCAAGCGGCGCACGAATTCCCCAGCTCCACCACCGAGCAGGCTGCCGAGAGCGCCCCCGCTCAGGAGCCGAGCGAGAAGGCTCCGGCCGGAAAGCAGAAGAAGCCGCGCGGGGTGCTGGCGAAGAAGGCCGAGGCAGAAGCCAAGGCCCGTGGTGAGTATTTCGCACCGGGCAACATCGTCGCGGGCTATGGCGGCCACGACCGGGTTATCGCATACAGCCCGCCGGATGCCGAAGGCAACTGGAGCGTCACCGTGCGCGCCGTACAAAAGCAAGGCGATACCTGGGTGGATGCGCCGGACCAACGCGAGCGCACGCACATGACGGCACCGAGTTCGCGTGAGTTGAAGGCGGGGCCTATAGAGCGTGCCGAGGTGGCCCCGGGCGTCGATGCGACTGAGGTGACAGAAAACGAGCAGGTCAGCCAGGCGGAACGGGCTGCTACCGATTACACTGCAAGGGACTCCACTCAGCAATTCGTCAGCGAACCGACCGCGACCGAGTATGGCTATGAATCAGACCTCTTCGGAAACCCGATACCCACGTCGAGCGGAAAAAGCCGAGGCGCAAGATCCGCTCGCGCCGGACTTCGAGGGAACGTACAGCCCGCCACCACCGTACTCGGCGACACCCCAACGCCGGCAGGGCAGTACCACGTCAGCACCGTCGTCGGATCGGAGGTAAGCCGGCGCCTGGGTGCCGATCGGATCAACAGCTTCGCTGATCTGGCTAAGGCTACGCAGTACCTTTACCGCTCCGCTGTAGAGCGATTCGATGGAGTCGTGACTGATAAAGACGGTCGCCCGCTGGCGGTTGTCGGTGGCTTCAAGGGTGCCATTGACAGTGCCTCTGTCCCGTTGCCTACGGTGTTAGCCGAAGCGGTGCGCGTGTCCGGGGCAGCCAATATCTGGTTTTCGCACAATCACCCATCGGGCGTGTCCGAGCTCTCAACCGCCGATCGGAGGCTGTTCGCTGCGCTTCAAGATGCATTCGAGGGAAGCGGCATTGAGGCGCGCGGCCTGATTGCGGTTGGCAACGCCGAATACAGCGACAACGAATACGGAAGCGGCCCAGTGCCCAAGGCCGGACGCCTGGTGAGCGTACCGGCCATTGAGCGCGAGCAGGTTGGCGAGCCGTTGCAAGATCAGATCACCAGCCCGAACTCGGCGATATCGATTGCGCGCGCTTATTACGGCCGTGCCGGACAGCCCGGCATGATCCTGCTTAATGCTCAGCATCGCGTCACTGGCTGGGCGCCTTTCACCCCCTCGATGATCAGTGGGCCGCTGCGCCATACCGGCGGGCTGAATGCCATTTACCGCTCGGTCAGCGAGGGTAATGCGGCGGCTGCCATTCTGGTGCACGGGGGCGAACTCGATAGCCTGATGGTGGGCGCTCATGATGCCGGCATGAACATCGCTGCCGCCCTGGATAAGGCTGGCGTGCGCCCGCTAGACGTCATCGACGTGAAGGGAAAGGGGAGTCGGGCAGAGCGCGGGGATGCAATCGTCGGCCATACGATCTACAGCCGTAGCAGCTACCGTCAAGGCCAGACTGGGCAGGGAAGCAGGTCGGTACCGCTGCGCTTGCAGTTGCAACGGCTGACGGGAGGCTGGCAGAACGCACCGAAGATCAAAGTGGTGCAGTCGGTAGCGAACCTGCCTGATGCTCAGCGTCGGCAGGTGGAGCGCGATGGGGCTTTCGACGTGGAAGGTATGTTCGCCGACGGTCAGGTTTACCTGGTCGCGGACAACCTGCGCGACGTGAAGCATGCGGCATTCGTATTGCAGCATGAGGTGCTGGGGCATGCTGGCCTTCAAGGCGCCTATGGTCGGCGGCTGGAGCCGCTACTGACGAGCCTGTACAACGAGCACGCGCCACTGCGTGAACAGGCTGATGCGCTGGTGCAGCGCTTCGGCTATACGCCGGCCGTGGCCATGGAGGAAGTACTGGCCGACATGGCCGCCGACGGCACGCTGCGGGAGCAGACCTTCTGGAAGCGTTTGGTGGCGGCGATGCGCAACGTGCTGCGCTCGATCGGCATGCGCGTGGTGTGGAGCGATGGCGACATCCAGGCGCTACTGGCCAATGCCCGGCGCTATATCGTCAATGGTCGCCGCCGGCCAGGTGCACGCGCGGCATTCTCGCGCGATGGCCGATCTGGCCGAGGCATTGAGCTGACGGATGAGCAGGGGCGCCTGCTGGCGCCGAATGGCAAGCCTTCGAAGCTCAGCCACCGGCAATGGCACCAGGCGCGCAGCAAGAATTTCAAGCAGTGGTTTGGTGATTGGCAGGCCGTGGCCACTCAAGAGCGGCTGGACGCGATGAAGCCGCTGAGGCTGAAGATGCCTGAAGCCTGGCAGGGTATGAGCGAGAAGCAGAAGCTGGCCGCCGTCGAGGCCGCGTTAAAGGGAATGGTCAGGGATGGCGAAGTCCTGCATCACAAGGAGCTTGGTGACGTCAAAGTAGGCACGCGCGGAGTGAAGAAGGCTACATCGAGTGCGGCTGATCCGGCCAAGAAGGTTGTGTTGAACCGACTGCGTGAGGCGTTTGAGCATTCAATCTACGCCAACGCTCAAACCGACCAGGGCGGTCGCGAACGACTGACCTACCACAAGCTGGTGGCTTCCATTGAGGTAGACGGAATACCGCTGGCAGCGCTGTTTACGGTTCGCGAGGATGCGAACGGCGCGTTCTTCTACAACACCGTGACGGTCGCCAGAAAAGATGAAGCCCCAGTGGCATCTCCGGGCGAGTTGAGCAGTGCTCAGATCACGACACCGGCCTTCACTGGGGCTTCGGCCTCGGCAGCATCTCCGCGCGAGATGACCCTTTCGGATCAGAGATCGACATCGGCCATTACCGAGGTAGCTTCATTTGTACGCCAGCCCTTGGCGCGCGTCAATCCTGCCGACGTGTCCAAGACGATAGACCGCAACGGCGAGCCGCTGGTGCTGTATCACGGCACGGGCGAGGAGTTCACTGTGTTTGACCAGGGGCGAGCAGGACGCAGTACCGGACACTCGACGGCATCGCTCGGGATCTTCCTGACCAGCGACGCGGATCTGGCGCAGGCGTATGCCGTGAAGGCTTCCGACGGTATGCCGGGCTTGGCCAATGTGATGCCGTTGTTCGCGTCGATCAAGCGGCCGTACCGAATGAGCGTCGTAGAGTCGCAGGGTCTCGATACCGTGGCGAAGGTGGTCGCCATGCGGCAGCGCTTGGAGAACGAGGGGTACGACGGCATTCAACTTGGGGATACAGGCACCTGGGTGGCGCTGTACAACACGCAGGTGAAGTCGGCGACGAACAACACGGGCGCTTTCGATGAGGTCGACCCTGACATTCGCTATAGCAGGGCGAGCCAGCGCAACTTTATCGGCCGCCAAGCGCCGTTCGAGCTGACCGCACGTAATGCCAAGCGGCACCTGCAGGGGCGCCTGGCCGATCTCAAGCCCGCCATGCTTGGGGCGTTGCCGCTGATGTACCTGCGCGACTTCGCGCCTAAGACCATGACGGCGCTGAGTGCCTATATCGATGCGAAGCGTGCCATGGACGCCGATCGCAACGAGTTGCACACCCGTTATGACGCGATCTCGCAGCGTTGGCTGAAACTGCGCTGGACCGATCGCAAGGCTGAGCAGCGCCTGGCTGACCTGATGCACGCTGCAACCCTGGCGGGCGTCGATCCGAGCAAGCCGGCGAAGGAGGATTACACGCCGGAGCAAAAGGCCGAATACAACCGCCTGTCGCTGATGTATCGCTCGCTGCCCGAGGGGCATCGGGCGATGTTCAGTGAGGTGCGCGATGCCTACAAGGGCCAGGTCGAGGGTCTGGAGCAGGTCATCGAGGAGAACATCCGCAAAAGCGGTGACTATGCGATCAAGCGTGCGAAGCGCGATCGCGACGCCGATATCCAGCAGGCGCGTGACGAACTGACCGGTGACGAGCTCGACGAAGCGATCGAGGACGCAGACAAGCGTTACCAGCGCCGCGTCGCTGCCGCGCGGGCCGGCAACAGTTCCAAGCTGCTATTGCTGCGCAAGAAGTTCGAGAGCATGCGTGTGGATGAGCCGTACTTCCCGCTCAAGCGGTTCGGCGAGTACTTCGTGGCCATGCGTGACGGCACGAAGCTGGTTTCTTTCTCGATGTTCGAGCGCGCTGCCGATATGGAGGCCGCCTCCGAGCAACTGCGCAAGACCTACCCGGGCCTGGATGTGAGCGTCGGCCGACAGTCGAACAAGCAGGAGCTGGCCGGCGCGGTTGATCCGACGTTTGTCGCCGATCTGCAGGAGCTGATTGCCAAACTACCCAGCGGCGACGAAGTCAGTGAGCAGATGTGGCAGATGTATCTGGAGACGCTGCCTGACTACTCGATGCGCAAGGGTTTCATCCACCGGAAGAAGACGCCGGGTTTCGATCGCGACGCCATGCGCGCCTTTGCCAGCAGCATGTTTCATAGCTCGTACCAGATTGCGCGCTTGAAGCACTCACTCGAGATGAATGAGCTGGTGGAGCAGGTCGAGGAGCAAGCCAAGGCCTCTGCCGATCCGGTCGATGCGATGACGATCGCTAATGAAATGCGCAAGCGCCACGAGTGGGTGATGGCCCCCAAGGGCGGCAAGATCGCGCAGCACATTACCTCGGCGGCGTTCGTCTACCAGTTGGGCATCACCCCGGCGGCCGCCCTGGTGAACATGACGCAGACCTGGATGATGGGCATCCCGGTGCTGGGTACCCGCTTTGGCAGCGAGGCAAAAGCCACCGCTGCACTGACCAAGGCATCGAAGGATTTCGTACAGGGCCGTGGGCACCTGGAGCGGCGCCTGGAAGGGAAGGAGGCCGAGGCCTTCGCCGAGTTCATGCGCATGGGCCTGATCGACAAGACGCAGGCGCATGACCTGGCCGGCGTTGGCGAGACGGGTGTGGAGTACAACCCTGTTCGACACAAGGTGATGGGCTATATCAGCTGGGCATTCCACAACGCCGAGCGCTACAACCGGGAAGTGACCGCCATGGCCGCCTACCGGATGGCGCGTGAAAGCGGGCTGGAGCATGCCGCGGCGATCAAGGAAGCGGCCGAGCTGACCTGGACAACGCACTTCGACTATTCGAGTGGCAACCGCGCGCGCTTCATGCAGAGCGACACCGCCAAGGTGCTGCTGGTGTTCCGGCAGCACTCGGTGAACATGCTGTCGCGCCTGGTCATCGATCTCAAGGATGCCATGAAGGGCGAGAGCGCCCAGGTGAAGAATGCGGCCAAGCGGCGCCTGGCGGGCATGTTCTCCATGTTCGGGCTGTTCGCCGGCGTAATGGGCATTCCGGGCGCGACGGCCGTGCTGGCACTGCTGGATCTGTTTGATGACGACGATGACCCCTGGAGCGCCGAGGACAAGATGAAGCGCAGCCTGGTGGAGGCACTGGGGCCGGATGTGGCCGCGGCGGTGCTGGGTGGAGTGCCGGGCACCGTGATGGATCTGTCGTTGACCGAGCGCATCGGGATGGGGAGCCTGTGGTTCTGGTCATCCAACCGCGAGATGGAAGGCAAGGATGCATATCTCTACTGGATGGAGCAGGTGCTGGGTGCTGCGCCGGCGATGGTCGCCAACACCTTCACCGGCATGAGCATGATCGGCGAGGGCCATGTGTTCCGGGGTATCGAGACGATGATGCCGAAGGCAATCAAGGATGCCATGCGCTCGGGACGCTACGCGAAGGAGGGCGTGCAGACCATGAGTGGTGATTCGCTGGTCGACGAGGTCAGTACCTGGAACGTGATTGCGCAGGCCATGGGCTTCCTGCCGGCGCATATCGCCGAACGCTACGACACCAACAGCGCATTGCGATCGGCTGAGCAGCGGATCAAGACCGAGCGACGCAGCATCCTGAATCGTTACGCCATGGCCGTGCGCCAGGGCGATGGCGATAGCCGCCAGGCGATGATGGCGCGCATCCAGGACTTCAACCGCCGGTACCCGCAGGTGGCGATCACCGGAAAAACCATCAGCCTGTCGCTCAAGGCGCGCGCTCAGCGTGATGTGCGGACGGTGGGTGGCCTGGCGCTTGATAGCCGTCTGGAGTTCTTGCGCGAGGGGATGTAGTAAGGCGGGCCCGCTGCCGGGATCGGAGCGGGACCGATGCTTAGGCTATCTTGCCGAAATTGCCGGTGACCACGTTTCCTGCCTCAAGGGCATCGAGCTGGTCGGCATACCATTGAATCATCTCGCGACGCTGTTTGAGGTACTTGGCCTTGTTGTAGACGCCGGACACGCCTTCCTCTTTATGGGCGAGCTGAGCTTCGACGTAGTCTTTTTCCCAGCCGTGTTCGCGTAACAACGTACTGGCCGTATGGCGGGTGCCGTGACCTACGAGGCGGCCTTTGTAGCCAACCGCTGCATAGACTTTGCAGATCGTGTTCTCGCTGATGACGGGGTTCTTCGGGCCTACGCCTGGAAACACCCAGCGGCCTTTGCCCGTGACACGGTGCAACTCCCTGAGCGCTTCGACCGCCTGGTCAGGGAGCGGGCAGAGGTAATCACGGTCCATCTTCATCTTGTCGGCCGGTATGTTCCAGGTGGCATTGTCCAAATCCACCTCGGACCATTCCGCCCAGCGAATCATGCCTGGCCGACTGGCCAGCCATAGGCACAGCCATGCGGCCGTGCGGGCAGTACGACGGCTAGTTGAGCCCCGGAGTGCCCGTAGAAAATCGGGGAGCTCATGCTCGAGTAGGTGAGGGTGTTGTTTGGTCTTCGGTGCAGGTGCCGCGATGTCCTTCAGTCGGCTGCCGGGGTCGTTGTTGGTCAGCCCCTTGGCGATCGCGCGACCGAAGATGTTGTTCACCCAGCCGCGTACCTTCTTGGCGACGTTGTGTGCGCCGCGCGCCTCGATCGATGCCTGTAGAGCTCCGCAATCGGTGCGGGTGATGTCATCGAGATGCAGGTGGCCAAGAGCGGGCAGAATGTCTTTATCGAGGTACGCCCGCGCTTTGTCCAAGGTGCTCTCATCGAGACCTTTAAGCACCTGGGCTGCATACCAATCTTCGGCGGCAACACGAAACAGGCGCGCTTCGGCCGCCTCCGCTGCGGCTTTGGCGGCGCGCTTTTCTTCGAGAGGATCAATGCCGCTGCTGAGCAGTTTGCGCTTCTGCTCGGCACGCTCCCGGGCCAGGGAACCGGCGACCTCGGGGTAGGCTCCGAGCCCCATCCAGGCCCATTTGCCCTGGCTGTTCTTGAATCGGAGCTGCCAGGATTTCCCGCCGTTTGGCTTGACCCGGAAGTAGAGCCCGTTGCCATCCAGCTCGCGGTATTCCTTACCTTCAGGCTCAAGAGTGGCGAGCACAGTATCCGCGAGCGGCCGCCGTTTGATAGCTGATCGCTTCAC